TAGAAAAACACTTAGTATTAGATTGAAGTTGAGCCATTATTTCAGGATGTCTTTCAATCTCAGTCAAGATCTGAATATCATTGAAAAAAAGATAGTCAGGTATGTGTTTCAACCAGATCCTATTCACGCCCAGTGTGATCACTTCAGGCTTCAATCTGTCAAAATCAATGGTGTTGATCTGAGGATCGTTGCCTAGGACAAGTACCTTTACGTTACTTGCTGAGCCAATCATTCGAATTGATGTTTTTATCGTCTATGAAGAAATCGTATGCAGGTTTACCGAATTTGAGCTCATGATATTTTACTTCCCAAGAGATGAGTTGACTCTCAGTTAACTGTCTCCAATCCTTGCCACTAACAGTCCCTCTAGCAGTCCAGAAGACGATGCGATGGCCTTCTTCATAGAGACGATTCACCTTCTCAATGGCTTTTGGAATGGGTGTAGCTGATCCATAGTTCATGGACTCAGATAGAGTACATATCGTGTCGTCAATGTCAATGTAATAGATCATTTACCTCAATGTTATTTTCCTTTTTATACTCTTCCCAGTCCTTCTTTGACATGAGATCAGGAAATCTTTCTCCTCCATTACAAGACTCTTTTACATACAGCTTTCCCGGGACGTCGCAACCGCAGTAAACGCAATATCCTAGCTTCACACACTCTTCCTTACAGATCTGAGATCTAAAGAATACTTGTTCTTTTTCATGTTCAGGTAGGAGATAAAACATGTCTCCCAACATCTTGATGTTGCCTTCAAAGAACTGAAGGATCTTTTTTGGAGTTATCTTCATTTTCCTCTAAGTGTTTTTCTTTTTTCTTTTTCTGAGGCTAGGACTTCTCTAGCGCCATATCCTCCCCTGGAGAGCTCAATGTCTCTAATGCTCTTTACCAATTTAATCAAGCCTTGCGGTTCAACTGAGGCCATCTGATCGCTACCCCAGTGAGTTCGGTCTAATGTTATGTGTCGTTCAATCCACCTTGCGCCCAAAAGATTAGCAGCAAGAGTGGTGTTTAGCCCAAACTCATGACCGGAATACCCTACTTCAAACTTCTTCTTAAATTCAATTGAGATGTGATTGAGATATGGTATGTAATCTAATTTTAGCTCTGATACTGGAGAAGGGTAGGTTGAATTTGTATGGAACACTACATCTGGCTCGCCTGTCTCGATAGCAAGATCGATCTCACTCTGCCTGCTCATGCCAGTAGAGATGAGAAGAAAATCTGAACACTCTTTAGCGTATTGTACTAGGCTAAGATCCGTGATTAACGCAGATGGTATCTTAAGCATGATTCCCCACTTGCCGTTCGGTAAAGGACTTGTGTATCTTCTCATGAAATCCACTGAATCCTTGTCCCAGACTGACGCGAACCAGCCTATCTCCTTTTCTCGACAGTAATCGTCGATCTCATCAAATTCCTTTTGCCAAAGCTCAATGTCTTTTTTATAATGCAGATAGGTAGTCTCTTCTTTTCTCCAAGGAACCCTTTTAGGTTTATCTCTCTCATTTTGAGGAACGCAAGATTCAGGATTGCGTTTTTGAAACTTAACGTAATCTACACCAGAAACTTTCGCTACGTCGATAAGTCTCTTTATATTATCCATAAAGAGAGATTGAGACTCACCATATGCATAATTAATTCCGATCTCAGCAATGATTAGTGTTTTCATTTTTTATTTCTCCATTTTATCCAAGGAGACCATTTTGCTCCCGGAGTATAACTTCTAGCTAGTTTATTTGCCATTAACCATGATCGACCAATATCTTTTGAAAGCTCTTGAGCCGGATTATAATAAATTGAGCGATTTTTAAATAAACCAGTCGACTTATTTTTAAAAAGAACTTTCATTTGATATTCAGGATTAATATCAAGTCTAAAGTTAGTTAGATATTTTTTCCAATATTGCGTTGCGATTAGAGAAGGAACAAAACATGGTTCACCAGTCTCCTTTATTGTAATTGAAGTCCTTCCCTTATTTAATACACACTGTAAATTAGATGTTCCTAGTTTTGAGATCATCGAATGGATGTTAATAGCCTTCATAAGTTTCCAATCGTCTTCCAAATGAAAAAAAAATTCACCCTTTACTTGAGAAAAACACCAAAGAGCCGCTGCTGCAAAATTAGGAGAAGATGAATAATTAACAATAACTGTGCCGAAATATTTCCTTGCAACTTCCTCTACCATTTGAATATTTTTAGAATCAGGCGCAGGATCAACATACAAATATACTGTGCTTTTTGAAAAGTCTATGCCTGTAAGATTCTTACAATATGATGCATATGTTGCGTTTAATACTGAAGGCCGATTACAGGCAGTTGTTGTAAATTCCAAAGCTATTTTAGACATTTCTTAAAATTATTTCCATTTTTGATAAGGTATATTAAATATGTTCTCACACTGAATCAGTTTTATCGAATTCAGTCCAGGAAATATTATCTTCTTAAAACTGAAATTAGAACTTTTCTCGTTTACATTCTTAATACTATCAACTAGCTCAGAAGTTCTAGCGCGAGCAAATACTGCTCGAGTGGTAGAGTCATACTTTAGGGTCAGATTCTTTCTTACTGTTTCCATGTGATGCATTGTGATAATGCTTGGAGCGAATTCATGTTTATTCTTACTTGCGCTAGTAAGTCCCCTAGTAGGATCACACTTAACGAAGAATGAAGGAGTCATCTTAGTCGAACGGTCTATCCTACAGATGAAAGGAACCCTGATGGAATCATATCCTCGATGAACGATAGGAACGTTGACGTAATTGATGAGTCTAACGGCGGTCTGGTCATATCCTTTGCTGATTATCTCAGACTTAGCCTTAGCAAATTCTTCTGACTTGTAGAATTCATCAACGTCCATGCAAAGATAATGAGTGCACCCACGATTAAGAGTGATACTTAGACCCAACTGTCGCTTGGTTCGCTCGTATCCCTTTGCCTTCATTATTCCCTGATGATTCTTGACTCGAATGGGAGAAAAGTCGTTAAATAGTGTGAGCTCATCTATAAGTCGAGCCGACGTTAGAGACTTGAGCTTGATTAAATCTTCCTTTGAGATGGGAGTGCCAAACCATGAATGATTTTGATAGATCACGTTGATGTGATCAACGTGAGGGCGTATCTGTCTTATTGAATGTTCAAGAAGCTCTATCCCGTCGAACACTATGTATGCTACTCCTAATTTCATGGATTGAATTTCTGATAATAATTTTTAGTTTTAACCATTTCTCTGTGACTCGAGGTAAATGACTCTACTACCTTCTTTCTAACTGATCCACCGAGCGGTATTTTTTTAGTCAAGTTTTCTCCATGTAAATAGGATTTTATTAGTACCCTAGGAACTGTCGAAATGGATTTTGGATGACATAGTAAGAGGCGCTTCTTGTATTCAGTATCGCTTCCTACTCTGTGAGTCGCATAGTATCCAATGGATTCAAAAACCTTTCTTGAAAAAATTAGAACTGATTCATCAGTCTTCAAGGTAGTACTCATTACTTTCCCAGTTGAGTGGTCAACTCTATTGTAACCACAGCCGACTGCTAAGATTCCGTTTGAAAATTTAGAAAGCTGTGCTTTAAATCTTCCAGGAAGGGAAACATCGTCTGCTCCATGAACGGTAAAGTGGGTCCATGAAGGATCGGAAGCTGAGGAAACTAGAGCTCGATTAATTGAATAATACGTTCCCATGTTTTTGAGGTTTCGTATCACATTGATGTTTGAATTTTTAGGAATTTGAGAAACTGTTTTATCGATTGATCCGTCGTCTATCACAACAACTTGAATTAAAATATTTTGCGATAATATCGAAGAAATACTCTCCTTTATAAAAGACTGAGCGTTATATGCTGGAACAATCACTAATAATTTCATAGTTATATTTTTTTAATAAATCAATATTGTGTGGGTCTGAATTCAACTTTTTTACTTCAATATGATCCATGTGATTCTTCCATTTTCCAATTGACTTTTGATGAGGGCTTTGAATTTTACGATGGCTCCAAGCATCAGATTCTTTATATTTTGTAAAGTCAGTGTAGTTAGTCAATTGATCACAGTATTCAATCTCACAAAATTCACAGATATCGAGAAGAGTTTCCTTAAAATTAAGAATTAAATCTTCATATCTAAATGTTTTAAACCATGGAAAATCTTCACACTCAATCCCATACTCAATTTCAGTTTTCCAAAAGTCAGCAGTTACGTATTGTGTGTCTTCCTTTCCTGGATACTTCGATAGAACAACATCTCGACCGTCTCTTACAAGATTTATGATCTTAACTTGATCATTAAAATAGTCGGCTATTCTTTTATAGACAAGGGTATTTCTAGGGGTCTTTTCTAAAAATCTATTGTTCTCTTTACTTGGAGGAGAGTCAATGAGTACTTCCTCTAGAATGGAAAGACTAAATGGAACGTTTCTATTTAAGGGATCCATCCATGCACTGGGACAGAATGCCATAGTTTCGTAAGTATATGAATAGATACTTGGATGAGATGAAAGAATTGCAGCAAGAAGAGTTGTTCCAGATCTGCCACAGCCTCCAATAATAATAGGTGAATTGGTAAATTTAGATAATGATTGCATTTGTATGTATTATATTTTATATCGTATGACTTCATATGCTTCAGCCAGATCTACGCCATTTTGTATTCCCCGAACCTTAGCTAAGGAGCGAATAAATTCTTCAGAGAGATATGATCTTCCTTGTTGCGTTTCATAATTCTTAAGAGCTTTTATTTTGTTCTTGATATGCCTTTCCTCTAAGACATAGTAAAGCTGATTCTTAAATCCAGTGTTGTTCCATATCAATTCATAAGAAAGGATTGAGCAGCCGTTTTTGAAACACCTAACTCCTTCCTCAGCAACGGTCTTATGATCTTGATGATAATCATCTAGTGAAGGAATGAATACAAGATCAGGCAACATCTTCTTCTTTAACTGTACTAGATCTTCTAATATTGACTGTCTACTGTAGTTAAAGACTCTAACTTGATAGTCATAATGGATGATTTGATCCTTATTTAAACCCAATGAGACTAACGAATTTATGCTCTCAGTTTTTAAGGTCCCTGGAGAAAATCCAGGAGGAAGCGACTCATCACAGGTTGAGAATATTGCAACCCATACTGAGTGACCTTCCTCAATGAGACGCGATATCGTTCCTCCGCAACCGAGCTCAGCATCATCCGTGTGTGGAGATAATATTAATACTGTCATCGATTCTTATTTTTTTACTTTTCCGTTGTCGATCCACGCCTTTTTCCAAGCTAAAAATCCCAAGGCAGAACTTCTTAAGTATTGAAGGTCTCTTCCTAAATTACCTTTAGTACATGAAATAGACAAAAACCCTTCTCTTTTGAGCTCCTTTACTGCTAAGTCTTTGATCGATTCTATGCTATTGAAATAGGAAGAAATGAGACTAAATCCCAGTTTATCCCTATTCCAAATCGATTCATCGACTCCTTCAGAATCTAAGATCTTCTTTAAAAAGTGTTTTCTTCCATTTTTGATATTAATGTGTCGAGTCTCATCCAAGCTTAAAGCGGCCTCAACTAGTCGATAATCTAAGAAAGGAGCCCTTACCTCTAAGGAGTTTGCCATGCTTGCAAAATCTAGAGTGTTATTAAGATCGCCCTTTACGTAGGTCATTAGTTCGAGCCATCTGTATTTTGAAGACTGTGGAAAGTCTTCATTTTGGTTGAAATCCTTTAATTCTAGCTCAATCAATCTCAATAGATCAGCCATTGAACTAACTTTTCCTGAAAGAGGAATAGAAAAATTGTCAGGGTGTCTAAAGATTTCAGCAATCTGTCCATCTGGCTGACTTGACCGACGATTTATGTTGATGTTTCGTCTTTTGCTTAACTTATCAAAGAATTCATTTTTTATTTTTGGTGTGGGAATTCTAAGATATCCAAAAAACAGTTCATCTGCTCCATTCGCGCTTATTGCCACCTTATATTCACCAGAAATTGCTTTGCTTGTCACATAAGGAATGAATCCTGCCATCGTTGCCTCTCCTGAAAATTCAGAATACTTGAATAACGTTTCCGAGATGTCTAAACTCGCCGGTTGGACTACTTTGAATCTCATTTTGAATTTTTCAGCGACCTTTCTCGCAGAATCAACCTCATCTGATATCAGGTGAACTGCATCAGTGTCTTTAAGCACAGCAGCAACTGCACTGGAGTCAACTCCTCCACTTAAGAACAGAACAATTGGGACGTCTGAGACTGTTCGGCTCGTTATCGCTTCTCTGATTAGCGAGTCAAGATCAGAATCAGTCAAATTAGGCTGAAATACTGGTGTCCAATACTTAGATATAGTTATTTCGTTATTAACATAGCTTAAGACGGAAGCAGAATCAAGTCGATTGATCCCTTTGAATAGAGTCTTATCGGAAAAAATTCCTCCGAGGACAAAATATTCCCATAGTCCTTCGTAATCAAGATGCCAGTCTACTTGAGGTAATGAATTCACTATCGCTGAAGGATTCGATGAAAAGTAAAGGGTCGAATTCTCATCCACGTAGTAAAAAAGAGGCTTCTCGCCGAGTCTGTCCCTAACTAGATGAACCTCCTTTGTGTATTTATTGTATGCACAAAATGAGAAGATACCGTTTATCTTTTGTAGTGCTTCCTGGATTCCAAACCTAGATATACAGGTCAAGAGAACCTCAGTATCAGAAGAACCGATAAAGGTCTCACCTAATCCTATGAGCTCGTCTCTTAGTTCCACATAATTATAGATCTCCCCGTTAAAGACTATCACCCAATCCTCATTTTGCATGGGCTGATTTCCTGCTGGACTAAGATCAAGTATCGAAAGTCTATTATGAGCTAAAAATACTTTAGTATCATTAAACTCACCAGAAGAATCAGGTCCTCTCAGATGCTGTGAGGATTTCATGTGTTCCAATTCGAGTCTAGCTTGAGTGAAGTCAGTGCAATGCTCTTTAAAAATTATTCCGCTTATTCCGCACATTATATGTCTTTTATCTTTTTTGCTGGGACTCCGACCACTAATGAGCCTTCATCCACGTTTGAAATCACGACTGAACCTAAGCCAGTCATCGATCTTGATCCCACAGTTTTACCGTTTATCACAGAAGTTGAGGGCGCGATCCATACGTCATCGCCTATCTCAGAGCTTCCAGCAATCATGGAATTTGCGATGACTAGAGAATTTCTTCCTATCTTTACTCCATGTGCGATATGAACTAGGTTATCTATCTTGGAATTTTTACAGAGAAGGGTTGATCCAAGAACCGCTCTATCAATGCAATTATTGTTTCCTATCTCAACGTCATCCTCAATTACAACGTTTCCTATGTGAGAAATCAGTTCATATTCTCCATTCTCTCCCCTTTCGTAACCAAAGCCGACCGCTCCTATCGTGTTGTTCGAACCTACCTTAACGTTATCTCCAATGACTGTTCCTGATAGAATGACATTATTGTATCCAATGACTACGTTTTCACCGATTGTCACCCCTTTTTCAATAATTGTCCCTTTTCCTACTTTAGAGCTTTTTGGGACATTTGACATGATCGTGACTAAAGAACCAATTGGAATCAAATTATTGCTAGGCTTGAAGAATTCGTTAATTATTAAGCTAAATGCCTTTCTAGGATTTTCACAAATCAATAGAGTTCCATTAAAATTATTAGGACGAGCGATTGATCGTGGAGCTATCAAAGTCCCAGTAACAAGATCCCTTGTCTGTGGAAGGTTCTTTTCACTTATCCAAAAAAGAATTGAATTGTCCAGGTTTGCCGGATCAAATTTTATTATTTTAGAGATCGATTGATCTTCACCAACATTTCCATAAATTATTTCAAGATCCATTTTTTCAGATAGGTACGCTATTACGTTTCTTAAAGTTATCATATTTCAATTTCTTTACGATCTATTTTAAGATTATTGAGTATTGTAGAGAGCCGTGTCGTAACATCAATTACTCTTATTCGATTCCTAGCTTTAAGTATAGCATCAGTTGAATTAATGACTTCCCAGCTTCCTTTTATACTTAAAATAAAATTATCTTGAGATATTAGAGACATTGAATTACTAAATGCTTCAATCAATTCATATCCATACTCGTCCAGGTGAACTGGTCGTAGTGGTTTAAATATCTCCCAGTCAACTGCATCTAAAAAGTTCTTAGAGAACATCTTTCCTCCGCCTAAAAATATTTTCACGCTAGGCAAGTAAGAAAGATTGTAGAGCTTCCGTGAGGTATCGTATATAAACCAGCTACGATTGCCGACCAGGTCCACGCCAGTCCCGCTCGATCCGTTACCGCGATCAATCATTGAGTAACACTTCTTAAAGTAATCTAGTGATAGTAGATCATCTGATCCGAGTATCATCAGTCCTCTAACGTTCAGACGCTGTGCATACTTTACCCCGGCTCTCCACTTTCCGCCTATTGGATAATTTTGATAGTAGGTGACGAACACGTTAGGATATCTTTCAATTAACCCATTAGCAAATGCAGCATCTGTTGGATTTGAAGCAACTAGGACTATCGCAGGTACCAAACTTTGTTGGCTTAGAAGCTTGACATTAAGTTCAACCATCTCATGCCGATCTAAAAATGCTATCACACAAGCAGTAGCATAATCGTGTCGAGGAGGAGTCTCAGAATATTGTGAGACAGTTTCATGATATTGAGAAAGACTCTCTGCTTTTTTCTTCTCATTAAGTAAGTATCTCTTATCCGTTTCCCTGACTCTTAAGAGACTTCTCGCCTTATTTAGATTTACTTCCTTTGTGGCCGACTGGATGTTCTTATTTTGAGTTGGCTGAGCCTGTGGAGAATTAAGTAGTCCATCAAGTTTAGGGGAGAGACTTTTATTTAAAGTCCTCTTTCCTTTGAAGGATGCCGGTCTTTTTAGGATGTTTTTGACTACCTTTTGATGCTGAATCCAAATATAGTTTATCTTAGAATAGTTCCTAGATTCTCCTCTTAATGTGTCATATTTAATGAAATTAAGAAGATTTAAGACTGATTTCTTCTTTAGAAAGACCCTATCATTAAAACTAGAAGAAGTTTCTCCCAAAACAGTTGTGATCTTTTGGTTAGTTTGAAACAGGGAAAGTATTGAATTACGATCAGTAAAAACCTGATTGAGTAATTGAGAGATTGATAGAGAAGAATTAGCTATCTTATTTCGATAGAATACAGAAAAGTCTATTTCTGCTGATGGATTGCTAATCAGCGTTACTTCGTTGGTGCCTAGTAATTTACTCAAGTCCTTGAAGATGAGACACCCACTTGAAATGAATAGGACACGTTCCTCTTTAATGTAAAGGCTTTTGATTGAAAGAATAGTTTGAATCTTTGTTAAGTCAGAAGAGGCTTTACTTAATTCATTTGAAAAATTCAAATCTTCTTGAGCATTGACTATCTCAAAATTCTCATAGATTGATAGAATTTCCGAAGAGATTCTAGAAGTAATCACAGAATGCTTGGGCACTATTATGTATATCTTACCATCAAACCATTTGTTAGTATTCAGGAATGAATGTATTGAGGTAATAGCATTAAATTCATATCCTTCTAGACAGTCTATTGCTAAGTTAATTTTCATAAAATTGATTTAGGTCTCTCTGTAAGTCAACGTCAACTACATCGTCTATTCCATAGAAAACAGTAGTTTCAGAATACAGATTACTATTTAAGTTATTTATGTAATGCGCCTTAAAGATTATGACAAAGTGACTTATCTCAAAACAGGAAGGATAGTCTTGGCGTCGATATAGGTCGTGTGGGATGACTTGGGTACCAAATGGTCCCTTCTCAAACATCATCAAGTATGGGCTCGGGCATTCCTTTTTACAGAGTAGAGAGTTAACGCTGAAATCTAGTGAATCGGCGTACTCCATAGCAGACTTAACGTCTTTCCAGGAACGCTGAGGATAAGTAAGATAGAGAACAATGACATCCTCGTAAGGATCGGGATTAATTTCACCCAGTGCATGGATCAAGACATCTTTAGTGGAAGTTGTATCTTGAGCAAGGCAAAAGGGTCGGTCGATGACATTGAAACCATGAGCTCTAGCCATTATCATGATATCTGAATCGTCCGTCGTGACGAATGTGTCTCCTCTTAATTCATTAGGAATCGATTCTGCCGTGTACTTAAACAACGTTCTATTCTTAAATGGAAGACCCTTGGATCCCATTCGAGCGGGTATTATTATCTTCATATCTTTTTAAACTCCTCCAAGCTTATTTTTCGTATTGCGAGGTTGCTGATTGGACTTAGGTTGACTAGCGTTGTGCCTCTCTTAGCAAGCTCGCTGCTAAGAGTCTGATAGGCTGAATTCACTTTGTTAAGGTAGTTTGATTTCACTATAGGATGTTTACCGTCCTTTAGATTATAGAAATGGCCATCTGTAAAATCGACTCCAATCAGGCCGATATTCTTCGCTCCCATCTTGTAGGCAAGGATCGCAGCAGCATACGGAGAATTCATGTAATGATCTATTCTATCAGGATGGTCAAGGTTAGTAAGGGACCTGCTTCCTAATTCAAAATGGACTAGGTTTTTGTGATACCAACCCTTAGCACAAGTAAACACGTATTTTGCATTGGTTCCGTGAACTCTTCGTCTCCTATCAGAGCTGAACCTTCCTGAATGATCAGTGACTAGTAGATATGTGGGATCGAATAGCTCACTAACGTCATTCACCCCAATCGTTATGAAATCTTGGTGATGTTCCTTAAAATCTACTAGCGAGACTCCGCAGCCGCAAACTATTATCTTTTTTCCAGTATGTATGCCAGCGAATTCCTTTAACGTCTTAATTAGAGACATGAAACTTTTTCTTTTTTTGTTATACAATATAGAGAACACTAGGTTTAGAAAATAATCAAGTTAATTGGACTATTATTCAGTTTTAGGGGTTGCAAGAACTGCAAACGAAGCCGAGATAAAAAAGGCATATCGTAAGCTGGCTCTACAGTATCATCCTGATAAAAATAAGGATGATTCACAAGCAGAAGAAAAGTTTAAAAGGTTGGCAGAGGCCTACTCGGTTCTGAGCGATTCTAAAAAGAGACAAGAGTACGACTCTAGAAACTTTGGAGGAGGGCCTCGTCAAGGAGGACAGGGCGGAGGATTCGGTTTTGAGGAATTCATGAATAACTTTAAGAACGAGGATTGGCGGAGAGAGAGATCAAATAGAGAAAAAAAGACCCAAGGAAGAACTCACGCGCCGCCACCGACTACCAATCACCTGGACATCAAGTTAAATCATGAAATAGATCTATCAGATGCACTAATTGGCACAAAGATAAAGCTTGAGTTCACCAGAAAAAAGATAAATTATACTGGAAAAGTATCAAACCTAATAAACTACTTGGTTGAGGACGAGGAAAAGGAGATCACAATAGCGATAGACCTTAGAGCGACCCACTTTCAGATCAAGAAAGAAAAGGGAAAGACCTTTACTGTAGTCAGAGTCTCAGGACTAGGCAACGAAGAAGTTGTGACCAGAACCAATATTTGGGGAGAACTGGAACAGATACCTCTAGTTGGTGATCTGTACCTGACGATAGAGTTCAAGATTCCCGAAAAAATATCAATTGAGGAGAATAAAATAGTTCACACGATAGAGGTGCCGTTAAGTAAGGTCCTATTCGGGGAAGAAAAAGTACAGATCGAGACTCTATTCAATAAGAAATACGAAGCATCGATAAATGGACCAAAGACTCTAAATAACTTAAAGTTCTCCATACCCAATAGCGGAATTAAGGACGATAAGGGAAAGGTAGGGGAATATTTAGTCAAGTTCGATGTCTCTGTGCCTGACGTTTATTCCTTAAGTAAAGAAAAATCTGATAAATTAAGAGCACTAATGTTAGACTGCGAGTCTAAAACTTAGAAAAATTACTCAAAGCCATAATAAATAATAAAAAATTTTAGGCTTTGATGAATCCTAACTCAGCACAAATCGATCGTAATGATTGGGTGCTAATCGTAGAGAACGTTGGAGAAAAACTCCAAGTTCAGAACACCGGATCGGCAGGAACAGTACTCGAAGGAGTATGTGCCGTGTTTGGTCAGATGAATAACAATCGTAGGGTATACGAAAAGACTGAATACCTTCCTCATCTTACTTACTTGCAGGACAAGATCTCAAAAAGACAGTTGGTTGGAACAATCGATCACCCTCAGCACTTTGAGGCTAAGTTGAGCGAGGCATCACACATCATTGAGGGTCTTAATTATGACGGAGGAAACAAGGTCCATATTAAAGTAAGACTCTTGGAGAACACTCCTCATGGAAAGCTTGCCAAAGCACTCATCGATGGAGGAGTTCAATTGTCGATCTCTTCTAGAGCCGCAGGTCAAGTAAGCGAGAGCGGAGCAGTAAAATTACAAAGAATATTTACTTACGATTTAGTCGGAGAGCCTGGTTTTACTGAGGCTGTTCTTCGTCAGACTGTGAGCGAATCTCTTAAGTCTAACTTCTCGATGATTAACGAGAGTTACTCATCAATGAAAGAAAATTCCTTAATACAAAAATCTGGACTAGTTGACTTATCTGAAAGTTTAAACTTTGCAGACAATTTTAAAGTTTACAAGATAAATAAACTAGAAAATAGTTCAGGAAACAATTTCCAGCGAACTATACAAGAACAAAAAAATAACAACACAATGGCAGAGTTTGTAACAAAAGAGCAGATGGATAAGTATTCCGAAGTTCTGCAAAAACAGTTCACTGGTATTAAGAAAGAATTGAAGAATCACAGATCCGTGCTTGAATCATCACAAAATTCTCCAAGTACTGACTCTGATTTGAGAAGCTATGTTAATTACTTGGCAGAATCTCTTGAGGGAGTAATCAATTACGCTGATTATCTTTCTCACAAGGTAAATCAGTCTATTAATTATACTGAGCACGTTGCTGAGACAGCGAACAATGGTATCGAATATTCTTCTTACCTTGGAGAGATGTTGAACCGTTCAGTAAACTACCAAGATTATGTTTCTGAGAAATTGAATCAGTCTATCAACTATTCTGAATACATTAAAGAGAGCTTAAACAATTCTATCAAGTACCAAAACTACTTGGCTGAGGAGCTTGACAAAAACATCCAGTACACAGAATACGTTGCTGAAGGTGCTAACCGAGGAATTGAATTTACTGAATACGTTTCTGAGAACGTTAACTTGAACAGAGAATACGCTCAGTACTTATCTGAAAAACTTGGACAATCTATTGGATACTCTGAGTACATTGCCGAGTCTTTAACAGACGGAACTAAACTAAGAACTAGAAACGTTCTTGGAGGAGTTAGCGGATTGAATGAGTCTAGCTCAATCGATAACCTTATCTCTAAAGTTGACCGAGTGATCACTGAAGTAAACGATAAGTCTTCTAAAGCAGTGCTTGAAAACAAATATCCTTTCTTAAAGGTTATGAGTGAGGCAAACAAGAAATCTTTCTTTGGTCTTGAAGCAGGAACTAAACAAGCTATCGTAGAAGCTCTTAACGGATCAGTATGGTTCAATGAGAATGATATCACTGGAATCATGGAAGCAGTGATCAATCACAAAGAGCAAAACATTCCTACTTACTTACGATTCATGCCAGCTGAGTACAAACCTATCTGGAACGAGATGAATGAGAGCGAGCAAGGAAGAATTCACGCAAAAGCTCAGCTTTATTCAGTGAACACTCCATATCAAGTTAAAGCTTTCTGGGACGAAGTAGACCTAAGAGGAGTTAACGAAAGAATTGAAATTCAAAAACAAAATAATAAAATGCAACAACTCAACGAGAGCCAAAGTACAGAAGGCCTAGTACCTGTAAATCAGGTTGTTGAGATGCAGAGAGGTTACTCTCAAAATTACCTAGAGAACATGCTCAGAGGAGCAAACTACCGAGGGTAATAAACAACTAAAAAAATCAGTGTATAAAAATGGCACGTACTAAAATTTTCAGACGTTCAAACGACACTCGTTTGACAAACACCTGGAAGCCGATTCTTGAAGGATATGGTGCGAACGTTGAGAACACGCCTTGGTTAGCTGAGTACGCTCACAACCACGCGATCTTCGACAACACAGCACCTGTATTCGAGAATTCTTCTCCAGGAGTGTTCTTCCAAACACCAGGATCTCTTGGTGGTTTCATGGGGAACCCATCAGCTCCAACATCAGCAATGACTCCGTTCACTGCAGGAGCTAAGAATTCTTTCTCAGCTAGCGCTAACGGTTCTGGTGATAAATTTCCATCACTTTTACCAGTTGCTATTCAAGTAGCAGCAAAAACTATTGGTTTCGACCTAGTTCCAGTTATCCCTATGGATTCTCCAGTTGGATTCCTTCCTTACTTGGATTATCTATATGCTGGAGGTCGTACTTCTGGTTCTGAGTTCGAACCTTACTTGGTTAAACTTGTAGGTTTTGACTACTCTACTTTCAACAGTGCTGTTGCGGGTGACGCTGTTACTCCCGGTGGTGCAGGTTGGGGTGGATCTGCAGATTTCGTTGGATTCTCTCGTGTAGACGGAACGGCAATTGTTCGTATCCTTGAAGACGATGGAACTAGTGATTCTCTTGCAACTCAGTTGAATGGTGTTACTTTCACTATTGCTGGTGATACTTCTGCTGCAATTGTTCCAGCTAACGTTCAGTTGGTTTCTGCTTTAGAGAACCACATTTCTGGTTTCACATCAGTTTCTGATGCTGATTACTGGGATGCTGGTACATCTTCAACTAGCAGCCAATTCAATGGTTCTTACCTTCCTGGTACAGGAAACGTTCCTGGATCAATGAAGAGAGAAGCTGGTGAGAACTCTAAGTTCCGTCAAATGGGTCTTAGAATGTTCACTAAGTTCGTTGAAGCTGAGACTGATCAAGTATCAATCTCTGCAACTGTTGAGCAGATCCAAGACTTGAACAGAGTTTGGAACTACGACGTTATCTCTATGTTAGAGAACGTAGCAGTTAACGAGCTTGCTCAATCTATCAATAAGAGATTGGTTGACCGAGTATTCCAATTGGCTGATTATCACAACGGTGAGATCGCGCTAGTTGAGGGTGCTGGAATCACTACTCTTGACCTAGCTGCTGGTGCAGGTGGATTCGAAAACGTTTCTACATTGCAAAGAAGATTGGTTACTAAAGTTCTTGAACTTGCTAACCTAATCTACCACAGAGGTCGTTTCGGTGCTGGTACATTCATGGTAACCAACGGTCGCCTTGCTTCTGCTTTGGCTGACGTTGCTGGTTACTCTATTGCAACTGTACCTACTGATATGGGCGGTGTTGCAGGTAACCTTTACCCAGCTGGTAAAGTTTACGGTGTACAAGTTTACGTTGATCCTAACTTATCTTGGGGAGATCCAAGAATCTGTATCGGACGTAAAGGTGCAGACGAGGAGCCTGGAGTTAAATTCATGCCGTACATCATGGCTGAATCTCTTCAGACTATCTCTGAAGGAACATTCTCTCCTAAGATCGGTATGAAATCTCGTTACGCGATCACAGAGGGTGGATGGCATCCTGAAACTCAGTATGTGAACATGGATATCCAAGGTGATATCGCAGTTCTTACTGGTGGTGTTGCTCCTTCATTCAGCTAATCTGAATAAAAGCAAATATAGAAAGAGGATTCGTAAGAGTCCTCTTTTTTTGTTTATAGAGATAAATAATAAAAACTCACAAGATGACAATCATATCAATGTTCTTGGGCATACAGTCACAGTTTAAAGTACTACACTGGCAGACCCAATCCTACGCACGACACCAAGCATATGGAGAAGCATACGATACATTTAGCGCTCTGACTGATGATTTCGTAGAGATATACATGGGAAAATATGGACGTCTTGCAGTAGAAAAGGATGATCAAATTATCTTATCAAACATCGGCGAGATGAACCAGGATGAGTTCTTAGAGACTATTACAGATTTCCTATTGTCTCTTAATAATCAGTTAAATCCTCAACGAGATAGTGATCTCTTAAACCTGAGAGATGAGCTGCTTGCTGCAGTAAATAAGCTAAAATACTTGCTTACACTAAAATAATCTTTTATTATGTCATTTATAAATTGGGGAGAAGAGAGCAGAGAACAAAAGGACTTGCGATCTTTCTTTGAACAACAGGCTCTATATGAGCAAGCAATGCGCATGAGACTTCAAGCTCAAGGAGGAGTAGGAGGCGGCAGCAGAATCCAAACTAGCGAGTGGATAGATCTAGCTTTAAGTAAATTGAATGCTAAGTATTCTGAAATCACTGCTCTTGTGCCGAACATCTATCTTTTTTGGGACGATTACACTACGAGCGGGGAGACTGGCGATCCTTTGCCAGGAATAAACGACGGAGGAGACGATATGTACGACGGTGGAAACTACTTGAACACTAACTTGACTAATCTGTATGATATCATTAAAGAAGGTGGGATAGACGAGGATAATCCATTAGCAGCAACCAGCATACCGTACACTCACACTCAGGCTGATAATGAAGATGATGAGAACGAATACACAAGTCCTCCAATGGATGGTATAGTAAGCGACGGAAACTCTTACTTTGGACCAGGATCAAAGTACTTCACAAACATGTATCCTGGACTCTTTGTGATGGTTGCTGACAATACATCAGTATCAGAATTTTCGATAACAGGTAATGTAGGTTCAGATGAAGACACGGTTAATGGCGGATCAATTGAAGAAGTCATACCTGGCTGGACCCTTTTCTATAAGACTAATTTGGAAGATCCATTGGACACAGACCCTACGATAAATCACCTGATCTTGATTCCAGGAAGTTCGGATGGCATAACTCACGAATTTGAAGACGACGATGGAGGAGATAGTAACGATAACGATGATCATGCAGTAATAGGAATCTCAGATAGAAGCAGAATCGTGTATGCATTAGTTTCGACTCAGCCTGGAGAACCAGTATTAACTAGTGATCAATTTATTAGCGTCGCTGAAAAGATCTTAGAAATCATATTATAACAAAGAAGAGGATCGAAAGATCCTCTTCTTCTATATATAGGAGGGCAAGCCCGTGAAAAGTGATGGTCTAAAAGTAATCCAGAGTTTTGATGTTTGACAGAAGAGTGTTGAACCATTATGAATCTTGAATCTTGACCCTCACAATCACCATCTAACATCCTTTAAAGTCTAGAAGTTGTACAAAGCTTTGCTGCTTCACATACTAATAGTCCGCTCCCTAGTCTTGGGCCCGCCCTAGATGTTCGTTGTATGGTTAAACTTATCTAGTTCTTCCTGAATAGTTTCTATTTCCATTTCGATAAGTTCAACCATTCCGTCCTTCCAAAGCACATCAAACTCTGCTACTTGTGAGATAGTTGTTTCAGAATAACGATCTCTATAGGTTCCATTGTTTGTGTTCATACCCTTTAGTCGTTGTGCCTTGCTCTTTAGTTCAGAAAGCATAAAGATCTTAGCTCGAACAGGCTCAGACGCCGCATGAATTCTAGTCTTTAATTCTATCAGTTCGCTAGTTAATCGATTGATCTCCTCCCAAGTATTTTCGCTAGTATACGGTTTAGCCTCTCCCTCATTCACCACGTTGTAACGCTGAAGTCTGTCCCACATACTAGATAACTTAGTCACCTTTTTGTTCTTTTCTTTTAATGCTTGTGCAATAGTCATATTATTTGCTTTTTTTAGAATTTTTAGTCATCTTTTTTACCCTCCTACGATATGGTTCCAGGTCCTCAACTAGGGCAACACTTGGCCTAATTCCATTGTATTCTGGATTCTGTTGCCAGTTGTCGTATATTAATTGACCAGTCGGATTGTTTATTATCCAGACTTTAGATCTGTCTGGCGTAGCCACGACATAATCATTTATGATGGGTTCCTGGGATAAGGCTATACCCATGCTTGTGAAAAAAGTAAGTAAAGTAAGAAGCTTCATCGTTTAAGTTTTTCTATTAAACTACGACTTCCTCATAAGGTTTCCAAATCGCTGATGGAGTCGGGTTAGAATCTTCAGGAAATGCGAGCACTATCGATCCAGTCTCGTCCTTACCTATAGCGATGAATCCATAACCCTCACAGATCATGGGAACATAGTTGCCGTTAGAAAGATCCTTAGCCATTTCCAGGATATCAAAGTCTCCTGGCATCTCAGGAAACTTTCTTTCACAGTATTGTTTTGAGAATTCTGCCATATTTTAGTTATTATACTCCTTTTGTAGGGCTTTTTTCAATTCTTGTAAATCTTCCCTATACATTTGTTTAGGTTCCATCGCTTTTAGCCTAGTGATTTCCTCAATTTTTTGCTTTTCAGCTTCGATCAATTCCTCATACGTCTCCTTAGTAAGAGTATAGATAGGAAGAGAAAGTAGATACTGATACGATCCGTTTACCTCATCAAAATCAGCAGTCTGTAAATACAGAACTATCTCCTTACGAGGAACATTGTTCACCTTTAGTTTGCCATCAATAATATCCTTGATGAACCTGGCCTTGTTTGAAAGGACTAATAATTCTTGTTCTGCTTTGTCTATTAGGTACTGCTTACGCTTATCGTAGAAAGAGAGCCTAAAGCTGACGAAATACTCAATGATCTCACTGGCTGAAGTAAATACTTTAAGCTTGCCGAACTCATCTAATACTGTGAAGTTTTCAGTCTGCTTCTCCTCCATCTTTAGGAATCGGTTTAGCCTGGAAGAATCAGAAAGAGCTTTTAGGTCCTCTCTTCTGAACTTTATAGTATAACTTATGTTCGACTTACAGTTGTTTTCATAGCTCACAATCCTACGAGAATCCTCAAGATCTATTAGATATTGATCAAACTTCTCATAGGTAACGGAAGGAGGAAGATCGCTGATCGTGACAGTGGATGTGTTCCTTACCTCATACTTGCCTGAAAATAGCCATGAGAACTTAGCATCAGGAGTATCTAATAGCTGACATGTTCCTCTAAATTCCTGATACCATGGTGCAGGCTCAGTATATTTTTTACCTTCCAGCGACTTTAAGCAGGCATCAATTAGGTGCAAAGGGTTTCTATTTAGGATGTTGGTTGAGAAGCCGACTGCGATTCCGCTACCTCCATTTAGGAGAACAGTAGGAATTATGGGTAAAAAGTATTTAGGTTCGATCTCATTGCCCTCCTCGTGTCTAGATTCAAGAAGCTCAAAGTCCTTGTATAGAAGTCTAAAGTTCTTATGTAATCTAGTTGCGATATATCGAGGAGCGGCCGCCTCCGGCGATCGCAAAGAACCGAACTGTCCAATATCTTCTAGGACAGGCATAGAGTTTTTGAATCTTTGAGCCATTCCAATGATCGCAGAGTTTAAGGATCCGTCTCCATGGTGATAAAAGGCGTCTGCTGCGACTCTACCGGCTAACTGAAATATCTTTAGTGGTTTCTCACTCCCGTTTCTCCATACCTTATTGGCAATGAATATCACCTTACGTTGAGTGGGCTTGAACCCGTCAATCACTGAAGGTATTGCTCTCTCTTCGACAACATAGACTGCATATTCCTTATAATCGTTGTCTAAGTAGTCAGTTACTGTTTTTATGATGGGTTTTGCCATTCTTCTCTATTTTATTGCGGTTGAGATGATTGCTGTCATTCCAGCGAAGAATCCAACTAGGATTATGACCCAAATAAGGATAAATTTGGGAGCTCTTTGGTGTTCATTATGATATTTCATCTCTCTTCGTTATTTCCGAGGATCTTTTCCTTCCTAGGTTGAGAATCTCTCCCAAACCAAGATTCTAGCGATCCCTTGTAATCCTTATCGTTCTTTATCTGTACTAAGTAAGGATTCTTTATTATTTCTTCGTATTCTGCGTCCTCAAGGGCTCCAAGTCCCTTCTTGTACTCAATCTCCCAACCTGAGGTCTTGGTTTTCTTCTCCCAAGCGTCAAACTCCTCATTGGTGTAGAAGTTTAGGGAATCTTTACCCTTTTTAGCCACTACAAGAGGAGTCATCACCTTGTAGACCCTACCTTGCTCAAAAAGCTCCGGCCAGAAGCGATCGAAGAAGTTTATTAGGGTTGCAGCGATGTGGCTACCGTCTGGATCCGCATCAGTATAGATATAGATGCGACCGTATCGTAATCCTTTAGGCTCTTCTCCTAGTTTTAGTCCAAGTGAGGCCATTAGTTGCACAGCTTCGTCGTTTTTAATGATTTCGGAGCTCTTCATCTCACTTACGTTGATGAATTTACCCTTTAGAGGGAAAGCACCTATTGTCTGAGTGTCCCTAAACTTACGAACTGCTGATACTGCACTTAATCCTTCGTAGATTCCTAAAATACAAGGTCCACGATCACCTTTTTTCTGTGCGTCGATCAGTTTTGGGATTTTTGTCTTGTCTAAGTCCTTATTTAGCTTTCGAAGCTCAGCTCTTTCTTGAGCTAGGGCCTTTTTCTCCACCCAGTCTAGCACAGATTGGATTATTTCGGACTTAAACACTAATTTTGCTAACTTATCAGTAACTTCATGCTTGGTTCCGAAATCCTTGACCTCAGTGATGAGCTTTTCCTTGGTCTGGGAGCTAAAAAATGAGTTTACTATCGTAGAATCGATAAAAACATAGAGATGATTACGAATATCGCTAGGTTTTACGTCTACTTTATGTTTCTTCTTGATCATTTCCCTCAGTTGGGCTATGAGCTGATTGGTTATGTACTCAACGTGAGTTCCGCCGTCCTTAGTATGAACAGAATTGACGAAACTTACGTTTTGAAAGCCGTTTTCTGACCTTGCAAAACCTATTTTCCAATCTTTAGTCTCCTCAAAGAAGTAATCTTGCGAGTAGAGAGCAATATATTCCTCAAAGCTCTTAAATTTAAGCACAAAATCGCTCTTTTTTCCGTCCAGAATCTTAGTTAGCTTTAGGGTAAGCTTATTGTTACATGCAACTAGGTCCAAACAACGTTTAAAGAGTATTCCAAAGGACTTTTCGTCGATCCTTCTCATCTTAAAACGCTCTAGGTCGGGAAAGAATGAGATTTCTGTGAATCCTCGCTTGGCTGGGGATACTTTGGCAACAGTCCTCTTACCCATGTTATCAGTAAAGACCTGATCGAAGCGATTCTTGCCGTCACAGGTTGAAACCGTGAACTTTTTACTGAATATGTTAGTTAAAGTCGACCCTACTCCATTGGTTCCAGCGACTGTGCGCTGCTCTGAGTCATCAAAATTGGATCCTGCCTTAAGGTTTGAGAAGATCATCTCTGGGATCCATTCCTTGTGGACCTTATGTTTCTCAACTGGGATTCCACCGTTGTCCCAAATAGAGATATGGGCCTTATCTAGGTCGATTGTGACTCTAATCTCGTTTAGTTTTGGATTTCTTCTGTGTTCGTCAACTGAGTTTGAGACGATCTCATCAAATATCTTTATGAAACCTGGATTGTAATTGACTTCTTCTATCCAGACCTTTTCACCGTCATATAAGTGCTGCTCACCGGTGTGGATCGCAACTGATCCGATATACATTGAGGGTCTAAGAAGAACGTGTTCAGTATCTGTTAGCTTTTGATACTTATCCTCGATCTTTTTCTTTGCCATTATTCTTTACTAACTTTTTTATTGCGTAGTATGTGATACTTCCAAACAAGACTCCTACCGCAAGATTGTGAGTGATTAGCGAAGCGGCTATCGTCACGATAAGAGTTGCTATATTTACTCTATTTTTATCCTTAAGTTTTGACCAATCGCCAGTTTCATAGACTACAATTATCATTACTCCTATGAGTCCAGCTAAAGGAATTAGCTGAATATACTTTCCAAAAATGAGTATGATCAATAAGAGACCTAGGCTCGCAATTAGGGATGATACTCGATATTTTGCGCCAGCTGCGACGTTTAAATTAGTCTGACCTACGAGGACACAGCCTCCAATTGAAGTAAAAAAGCCGCTCACTATATTACCTATGCCTTGAGCAAAGGTTTCTTTAGACTTTGGATCTTTTCCCTTTGGGGTTCCTAGTTTATGACAGACTTCATCTACTGCGATTAGAGATTCAGTAAGACCGGAAATTGCCATACCTAATGAATACGGCAAGACTAGTAATAAAGACTCTAATGAAACTGATGGAGTGACTAATTCAGGTAAACGATTTGATATAGCAGAAAGATCCTGTATTAGAGGAAGAGCAAAGAAAGAACTAAGAACTGATCCCATCAATATTGCGGCGATTGCTGGAGGAAATTTGAATCTTTTACTGGAAACATACATTGAGCCGGCTGATACTACAACTATCCCTACCATTATTACCTGTTGGATACTCGAAAGTCCACCTATCTTAAAATACTTGAATTGACTTTGAAGTATTAGTATCGATAGTGAAATTAGGAATCCGGAAATTACGATCTTAGGAACCGTCTTGAATACTTTCCAACCTCCGCTAATCCACAAGATTAACTGGATCACTCCAGCTAAAATCACAGCAAGGTATAGATTATCTTCTCCATGAAGAGAAACAAGGGCCGCTAGTATGACTGCAGTCGCGCCAGTCGCACCGCTTATTATGGCAGGCCTGCCTCCAAAAAGGGAAGTGGATAATGCCATGAAGAAGGCTGCCCATATACCAGCAGTTGGAGACACTCCAATGAGTAGAGCAAATGAGATTGCTTCAGGAACCAGCGCAGTTGAGATAGTAAGCCCAGACAAGACCTCTGTTCTAAGCTGTGGATAACTTATTCTTAAGTATTTCATGCCTTGTTTCCTAGCTTTTTAATTTTTAGTGCCTCTAAAAAATATTTGGGCACCGTTTTATTATTTAACACCTGATCGAAGCATTCGTCTAAGATGAACGTTTCTGCCCAGTCCTCGTCGTTTCTAATTGATCTACCATATGCCTGTAAGAGGTCGACTAGAGTCTTCCAATTGTACCATTCTGGCTTGGATTCAAGCCTCTTCTTGATCTTGGTGCTCACTAGGTTAGGAAAGGGAACCTTTAGGATCACCTGAAAACGGGAGAGTTCATCCTTCAAGTCGACTCCATTTATCATTGACGGAGAGACTAGGACAGTCTCTAACTTGGAAGTAAGGTGATTCTCTAATGACTTCTCTCTAGTGGCCGAGTCGTGAAATATGAGTCGTTTGTCCTTGATTGAGGCCTTGATCCAGTTACTAAACTCGTAGTTTGCAGTGTGGATGATTCCCTTTACCTCATGGTTTTTCTCAAGTATCCTAGAGATCACCGGCACTGCTCTAGCAAAGGTCTCTTTCTTATGGTAATAGGACATCTTGCCGAATTTTAAGTAGATCACAGGTCTCTTCTCAGCCTTGAACGGACATGGAAGAGCCATGTAAGATGATTCTTCTTCATTGACTCCCATGATGAATGAGATAAGTTCCCTATCAAGTAGCGTACCTGACATGAATATCACATGATCGTACTGGTTCCAAAACATGTCCTTTAGGTAGATGTTTCCCCAGATAGGTTCGACTAAGATTCTAGTCTTGCCATGCTGATCTAAGTCCTTTTCAAAAGTCCAGTTAGTCTTGTAGTTTTCCTTATCATTGACGAACCTGTTATACTTACACATCGACTTGTCGACATGGTCGGCTTTCTTGATCAAGTCTATCTTTTTCTTCTTTATTCGAGTTTCCTTAGCCTCGCTTAGTAACTCTTCAGCCTTCTGTGCGAGTAATGGAACCAGGACTGTTCTAGTCCACTCTGAAAGCTCGTTGAGAGAGGTGATTCCATCTAAGTCCTTTTCCATCCAGTCTCTCCAGACGTCTAGTAACCTGATGCTACGTTCAGAATAGACTGAAGAGATGAAGTCACAATAGGTCTCCTCAAAGGCGTGTGCCTCGTCGATTATGAGTAACCTAGACTTGCGTTGGATCATCATCTCAGGCGAGTACATCGAGTAGGTAGTGATGAGGTGAAAGTTAGTGAGACTCAAGGGGCTGCGTAGAAACTTGGACTGGGCCATCCTGTGTGGACAGGGCTCGCACTTGTTCTCGTTTGCTTTATTTATGATCTGTGCATCTCCGCAGCCCATACCCTGACGACGACACCAATAATTGTTCTTACCCTTTAGGTTTGCAGCAAACTCAAAGTCTTTAATATACTGATCCTGTAAGATCTTAGTATTTGTGACTATGTCTACCTTGGCCTTTTTGGTGATTTCCTTTCGGTACCAGTCCGCGATCATGATGGCCGCATATGACTTGCCTACTCCAGTGGGAGCGTCAATCATGATGAATTTTTTCTTATCCTTGATGGATTCTTTCACAAAGTCCAGGATCTGAACCTGTTGTGGGCGAGGCTCAAAGCCCAGTGTGATTTCACTCATTATTTTACTTCGAGTTTTTTGATTATCATCTCTATCTCAGGAAGGACTTCTCTTTCGATATCACTAAGCTCAGCTTCCCTCTTTTTCATTGCATCTAAGATCTGAATACAACATACTTGTGTGATGATCTTTTCTCTTCGAGTCAATCTCTTCCTAATCAATCGTTTAATCATGGTAAAAGTTTAAGACATAGTATAGAACTCTAGAATCCTAACTGGTTTTGACTTGGGAATCATGATACCATAAGGTTCGACCGTTCTTGTCCACAATATGGTTGGATCGACCGTAGCATTGCATCCACTCATTAAATCCTCCAGCTGGGGCCTCAAATGGGTTTTCCCAGTCCTTTAGCTGACCTCCTCCAAGAACGTATGCTTCTTTAGGAAGCCTTTCGCAAAGCTCAATGATTGCGGGATTTGTTGAGAGAGCGGTACGAGCGTCCATGAAAGGGTCCTGATCGGCGTGAAAGAGGATCTCGGCTCGGAGATAGTTTCCTATTCCATTAAAATACTTTTGATTCATGAGCACAAGATGGATTGGTTTATTAAACTCTCGCTTCTCTAAGTTTCCTAGGATGTTGTGCTTGAACTCAGTAAAATCGTGTACTGGACAGGGCCCACGGTTTTGGGACCAGTCTTCAACTACTTTCCATCTGGCGAATCGACGTACGTCAACTAGGCACAAGGATCCGAATCCTATGTAATTAAATAGGAGATGCGTGTGCTTAGGAGGCTCAAATCCTGGAGGAACCTCTCTCCAGTGACCCGACATTCCCATTGAGAAGGAGATCTTCATAAAGACTTCGCCTCCTTGAATGAGACTGAGCATGAGCTCCTTGCCCCTAGACTCAGCTGAAATCCTAAATATCTGTAGGTCAGTGGGTTGAGTGATTCCTAACTTTCTACTCTGTGCGCTCTCCGAGAAAGAGATGCTCGTAAAATCCTTCTCCTGACAGACTTTATTGATGTAGTCCGCCATTATCTTTATCTCTGCTAATTCTGGCATATTAGATAAAATACTAAAAAATTTGACCGCTTTAAAGAATAAATAACTAAAAACTAACTAAAAAATGGGATACATTTTAAATTACAAGAAGTGGAGAGCTGTACATGAAGCTGCCATCTTTGAGGGAAAGAACGACCCGATGCTACCTAAGCAAGAGCTTACTATTGCTAATAAACTTGATCTAAGGGACATCATCTTTGATGGGGGCTTTGCAAGAGGATTTATTGCAGCTAATGATAAGAATCAAAATATTGTTAAAATTGCAAATTCACTAAAGAGCATCTCTAATCAAAATGGAGGCCATTCTGGTTTGCTCGGCGGATCAACAGTAACAGAATATGGAGGTAATCTTGAAGCCGGCAGTATAGAAAAAGTAGGAGCAACTCTGCTAACCACGCTATTAACAGCGGCTACCGGTCAGTTTACTGAAAAAGAATTTGAAATGCTTGACCCAAATTCAATATCATTCACTGATGCTGGATATACTGTAAAATTTACTCCAGACGAAGGTTATGTCGCATCTAAAGGCGATTGGTATTTTGGCGGCAGCGTAATTAGTGCAAGAAATGTTGGCGATGACGCATTCATGTCATATGAACATGCAATCAGAGCGATGAATTCATATAACATAAAATCAAAGGCATTTGGATCAAGCACAGGTCAGTATAATGGGAAGGAAGATAACTTCACAGATGGATTTTTCGATATTAGCTTGACTCCAGGAGCAGGAGGAGTCGATGATCCTGTGATCTTCTTTATTCCTCAGCTCACTTCAGGATCAACTACAACTAGAACTGAGACTGATGTGACTAAAGTTACAGCAGGAGTGAGTGCAGATAAGACTCAAGCAGACGTAGGATTTGAAGTAGGATCATCTATCCTAACTGCTGCAGGTAAGACGCAAGTAGCAGAACTTGCTAAGACTATTCTTGAGAAGTTTAAAGGCCAGACTGTTACAGGATTTAATTTGATATCTTCAGCAAGCCCAGAATACGGCGCGATCAAAAACGTTACGGGTTGGGAAAAGAGTTACGATGTAACTACTGGAACAACTGATCCTGGAGTAGGAACAACTGACTCTGCTAAAAACAAGAAATTAGCATACGACAGAGGAGTCTCTTTCATGACTGAGCTAAACACTCAATTGGCAGGTCAAGGTCATGCAGGTTTCCAAGATTACACCATCACGTGGAAGATCGCATCTACCGGAGGACCTAACAATAACGGTCGATTCGTTGACTTGAACTTGGCAACAAACGAGCAAAAACCTAAGATCGAAAAGGTTGGAACTAAAGTTGGAAGTACTGCTACTGCAGGTTCTACTAGAGGAGGTAAAGAAGCAATGGAATGTCTAGTTTATTACTTTAGCGCAAAGAGGCCAGTAGGTAAGAAATAATACTTACTTATTAAAATAGAAAAAGGAGAGCAATTGCTCTCCTTTTTTGTTATGGTCGAAAAACATATCCGCTGCGTGTGGTCCAGATCTTAGGATCGTCGATTGCGTGCCATGATGCGGTGACTGATGCGATCTTTCCGGTCTTATCGTATTTCAGGACAGTAGTCACAGTAGTCGCAGCATAATTGTTTATTGAGATCAGGTTTCGATGGGTCTCAGAAGCGATCCAAGAGTCAACGATAAGCTTTGCTATCTTATCATATTCTTTTTTATCAATCATCACTTGTAACTCGCTATTCATGCCTCGGTGAGTCTCTTGATAGATGCACTCAGCAGTGGTCACCAATCCTACGTTCTTGCTGTGGGCGATCATCTCAGCGTCAGCATTTACTCTAGTGACTTCATAACTGTATTCTCGAGAGAGACTGTCCTCAAAGTGTTTGATTGGAGTCTTGCCCAGTGAGACTAGGTAAGAGTTGATTCGATGCCAAACTAGGGAATCTAACTTTGAAGATTCTACATATTGAACTTGAGAGAAAGACTCGAATGCTACTACTAATAAGATCAAGATGATTGCTAACTTTTTCATGGTGTTTAATTTATGTGGTTAAGTCTATTATACTAAAAAAGTTGCTAACTTTTAAAGATAAATAACAAAAAAGATTTTTAGTATGTCACACGTTTTAAATTTTAGAAATTGGTATAGAGTATACGAGTCTGATGAGACCGGTACAGGTTCGACTCCAGCTGATCTTGCAGCTCTTGATAAGATTCAATTTGTAGCTGAACAAAGCGCAAAAGCGTTCAATCGAATTGGAACAAATTCTGGAAAGGCTGAAACACTAACGACTATGGTAGGAACCACTACCGGTACCACAACACAAATGGGTCTACAGACTGGACAACCTTACAAGGTGATTAGCTTTAAGACTTCACTCGACCCTGCTGATAAATCTAAAAAGGTGAATACCATAAAAGCGATATTCTCTGCAGAAAACGGAGTATTAAGAGCGTTGGTTTATAAGAATGGTGTTCAGTATTTAGCCGGAGATGTTGTGTTAAAAGGTCATGGCTCATGGTCACAAATCATGTCTATTGGACCTGATAAAAATTATGAATTAGATGTGCAATCTGGAGCAGAACCTTCAAACGATGGTGACGCGGCTCAGATTGCAGCAGGGATCGCGACGATCATCTCACAAAAAGAACTTGGAGAGGCTGGCGGTAACGCTGCGGCAGCTTTCGGAGTTCCTAGAGGAGACGGCAACGTTAAGTATTCAAAGGATCATTCTCTCCTAAGTAATTTTCTTGCTACGGAAAGAGCTAAGGCAACTCCTACTCAAAAGCCTTAATTACTTTCCTTATAAAACTAAAAAAGCTCCTCAATTGAGGAGCTTTTCTTGTCTTTAGAGATATTATACAGGTCGAACTATCGTGAACTTAGTTAGGATGTCGACATACGTCTTATCGTCCATAAAGTCATAGTAGCTGTACAAAAACTCTTCGGTTTTCTCGTTAGTATCCAATACCATTTGTGCTGATATTGATGAGCGGTGAGACTCAACAGCAGTGTCGTATGTAGTCATCACGTATTTACCTGGAGATACTTCAGTATAGTCAATCTTTACCTCACTTACGAATTTTCCATCTCGGTAAAAGGTTGAAGTGCTGTCCTGTAAATCGATCACATATCGACAGTTAGTTGTTCTAGGAAAGTCTTCCCAATCAGGTTCATCAAGAACGCTTTGGAAGTCGGTCTGACCTATATCAATGTAAGACTGTGCTTCTTTAACATCGATTGTGATCGTTTGAGAGAAGGCTTTAGCGGCTAAAACCAATAGAACTAAAAGAATTACTAACTTTTTCATGGCGTTTAATTTATGTAGTTAAGTCTATTATACTATAAAAATCTCTCCTTTAAAAAGATAAATAATAAAAAATATTTTTAAAATATGGGAAATGTTTTAAATTTTAGTAATTGGCGTAAGCTTCATGAATCTGAAGAAGCTGAAATGGAGCGAGTTAAGGATTTTGATCACTTTGGTCAAATTGTAAAACCAGGAATGGCTGCAGCTGGATTCAAATACATTGATGAACCAAATGTGTCTGGATTTTCATCATATGGTAAGGGATACTTTTGTTATCCTGATCATAATACAGGAGTCAATCTTTTTCTTAACTCAAAGTTAACTGATCCTTGGAAATATGTTGTTTACTCAGATGGCAATAAAAACAAGAAGGAATTTGGATGGCCAAATGGAACAGATGCAGAAGTTAAAAAGGCCGCGACAGACGCTGTTGCGTATGCAGTTAAATTAAAAAAGCAATTTTTTCCTAAGGGATAAATTTTTAAATAAAGTATAAAAACCCCGCTGATAAAGTGGGGTTTTTTATTTTTAGAATATCTGATTAGATTATGTCAAGACATTTTCGGTTTTTTCTTTTAAAGTAAGATAAATAATAAAAAAATTAAGTAACAATGGCAAATCCAGTTATGAACTACAACCAGTTTATGGCAGCATTCAAAAAGGCTGAAAGCGGGTACCGTGGAAAAGCAAACGTTTCTGCAAACGATAAGAATGGATCTATGAAGATCAACCAAGGATTGATTGAAGGACCAGTTAAAGGTAAAGGAACTCCACACATCGATAAGTACACTAAGCAGTACATGACTACGGCTAAGAACAAGAACATCGTAGGCGGAGGAAAACGTAAATAATCTAAACCGATGAAGAGAGCAATCACAAGCTTTCAAAGATATGCTCTATTAGAAAAGAAGGGCGATCTAAAGAAGTTAGTAGGTAAGGACGAGGACGAGGAACTCACAGTTAATGACGCCAAGAAGATTGGAGTAAAGGTCGCTAACATGGAGGGCGAAGAAAAAAAGAAGTTTGTTGGAATCATCAACTTCTTAGGCGCCTCATGTAATATCTATAATGAGCTTTGGAAAAACTATAAACGAGTCAGAGATCGCAAGTAATGGATAGCATATTTGAGGCAGAATCAGACGAAATCAGACTTAGGGACGGAGGATTCATCTTCCAGGCAATCCTAAGCTATGACCTTTTGTGGGCAATAGTTGACGGAGAAACCGTCTTTGACCAGAAGGATGTTTCGGCTAGGCTACATCAAGTGGACGCCTTTCCTGACATGAAATTTCAAGAAGGCTATGCTACCCTGACCTATGTTATCCTAAGCGAGGTAAATCTCCTAAAGAGAAAGATTGACTTGGCAAACGAGGAGATCAAGAAAAGGATCAATCCTGATTATGCTGCGGCTTTCGAAGCAGTGATTGCAGGAGAACCTTTGCCTCCGGAGACTGAACCTGAAAAAACCGAAGAACCCGAAGAACCTAAGAATCCTGAAGTACCAGGTTTGCCTGAACCTCAAAAAGGATTGGGTAAAGGACAAGAAGGATTGGATGCCGGTCAAGGTCAATTGGATCAAGGTCAGCCTCAATTAGACAAGGGCCAAGACCAACTAAATCCTGGACAAAAAGGATTACCTAAACCTATAGGAGAATCCGCAAGAACAACTTACCTGACTGCAGCCCAAAGAAAGGAATTAAATGATCGATACTTTAGTGGAACTAGATTCAGCGTGAGGTTCACCACAAATCGAACTGTCTTACGTGAGGTCTCGACTAGCGGTATAGATTCAGGTAATCCTAGAGTGACTCTTAAGCTTTCTACTGGAATGGTGACAACCTTGGATGGAGCTGAGATAAACAGCTGGGAGGGCTTCAGTGTGGCTGTGTCTGGCGGACTCACTAACAACTTTATCATTGACGAAAAGAGTGAGCCACCGATCTCTAAGATCATCGTGTACGATCCGATTGAGAACGTGAATGAGCAGATATTCAAGACTATTCTACCTTCCTTATCATTGGAATTCAAAGGAGACGCCGTGCAGATCGACACTTATTCAAATCGTTCGTCTCAGGTGGCAATCAAGTCAACCATCAACTTTGATTCTCTATTTGAGCCTGATCTAAATAAGACGACTCCAGTAGAAGAACCAGAAGAGGGAGAAGAGCTAGAGACTAAACAGGAAGAAGAGGATGCTGATGAGAATCCGCCTTCTCCGCGAATAAATAACTAAAATAATCATTACGAAATGGCAGGTTTACCGTATTGGACCAATTCAGTAGCAGCAGTTAACTACTACGAACCCATATATCAGAACCAATTTGAGGTGGTAATAACTCCGCCGGCAGTGATCGGAGGGCCGAATGTTGCTCTTTTAGTAGAACACGTGACCAAGATCACAGGTTTGCCTGAGATCCAGTCATCAGGTACAGTGGTTGAACAAAAGTATAAGTTCGCTAGTAGAAGCTACGCTGGAGCAGTTCCTGACAAGACGACTGCTGATCTAGTGATAGACTTCACAGTCAACTTGAACGAGGAGAACGACGCATACGTTTACAACATCCTTAGAGCATGGAACGATATCATGTACAACCCTCAAACGGGTTCACAAGGACTCAAGAGAGAGTATGTTGGTGAGATCGCATGTGTGGTATTCAACAAACGAGGAGACATCTTTAGAGAATGGAAGTTTCCATCCGTGTTTCCGACGACTAAGCTGAGTGAGCTTTCTCTAGATTATGCTGGAGGAACCACTCTTTTTGGAGTTAGTGCAACATATCGAGCTGACTACTGGCGAGAAACTAGAATCGGCGAGATTATCGTATAAAAAATTAAGATTGAGGATGGAAATGTTCAACGCTCATCGTAGAGACATCATGGATTTTGATAACTACATGGATCTAAAGAAACCTGGATTCGGAGGTCCTTCTTCTGCGATCGCCCTAAGGGACGAAAGAGGAAGAAAGATCAACAAGAATCCTAAATTAGCAGATTATCAACGAACTGTTGAAAGGGATCCTGCATTCTCTAACCAGGTGTACAATCCTACTTACAAGGCAATGACTCACGATTTGGTCTACAAGCAGGAGAACAAGAAACCATTTAAGTATACAGACCCATACAGGACAGCTGTTCCTGTGATCGAATACGATCCAACTAGTGAGGGTAAATCATATGAATCATTCAAAAGATTCGTCAACGAGGAAAAGTCTCTATCTGAGATTGAGGACGAATTAAGATCTTACGAGGCTGGCGCAAACCCAGGTGAAGAGGGAGAAGAGGACGCGGAGATGAAAGCCATGCTTGCCGAGCTTCCTACTGAGTTTGGGCAGCCTAGTAAAGAAGACCTTAAATGGTTAAAGAACATTCAAGCCGGTGCAAATCCTAGCGATGACTATTTTGGGTATGGAATGAATCCAAGCGAAGAACCGGCCATGATGGATGCAGGAATGTATCCCGAAGAGAGTTATTCTGAAGATGAATACGATGAAGAAGAGGATTCTGAAGAACCTAATTGGGATGAGTTTGAAGCTGGATTTTTTCCAGAAAGCTGGAAGGACAAAGTAGAAGACGTTGTTGACTACTTAGGAGACGAGTGGGGAGACGATTGATCTCCATTTATTATCTTGACTGACTCTCCAAGGTCTTCAATTCCTAACTCTTCTGAATTCACTAAGAAGTAAGAAAACTTAAAATCTGAGTACTCATCCTCAATAAAATCTATTGTGTTTAGGATGGTAGCAGCGGATAAGTTTGAATTCAAGTAAACTATCTTTGTGTACTTATCATTCTTTAGCGTGATTGCCTTGTCTAGCAGCTTTTTTATCTCATAATTTAAGAGAAATGACTGTACTTTGTTTGGGACTATGAATTTTGTGCTAAATTTATCTTTGATCAACTTGCTCACATTTAGAACGTAGTTATCCTTTTCTTTCTGTCCAAAGTTCTGAATGAAGCTCTTATAGTCTTTAACAAATATTATGTCCATGTTTCTCTTTTCCATTACACTGAAAGTTGAACGACATCTATTCCTGCCTCTCTTAATATCTTTACTCCTGAAAGGTCCCGGTATTCCTCTCGATAGATCACTCGCTTGATTCCAGACTGGACTATCATCTTTGAACACTCTTTACAAGGAGAGTAGGTAACATATAAGGTCGCACCTTCCGTGCTTTGAGTAGAGCGAGCAACCTTTAGCATGGCATTCGCCTCAGCGTGTAGAACATACCAATGAGTGTTGCCGTCTGCGTCTTCACAGTCATTTGGAAACCCCTTAGGAGTTCCATTAAATCCGTCTGAGATTATCGTACCGTCCTTAACGATTAGTGCGCCTACCTTTTTTCGCTTACAGCAAGAGAGTGATGCCCACTCAGAGGCCATGCGAAGGTATGTCACGTGGTATTTTAGGTCCTTTGTTGTCATCTTTTTTTTCTTCTTGTTGTTTAAAAATGTCTTTGCCTGGAAAGAGTAGATTCGCGAGTATCACCATCGCATACCATTGAAAGAAAGAGAACTCCATTCCAAACTTTTTGTCCAGTCCCGACCAATCATAGGTTAGGTTACATATTAAGGCGATTAAAGATAGCGTAGCTATCGTGATCAGTATTCTTTTAATGTGATTCTTCATGAGTTCAAATTAGTTAGGATCCAATCAAATAGGTCATCGCCGGTTGCTGCAACGATCCTGTCCTGTACATCAAACAGGTAACTGAATGCTGATGTCGGAGCGCCATCTGTTTTAATTAAGTTACACTCAACTTTTGGAATTGAGTCCGGCTCAAACTTATGCTTGATCATTCGCTCAACAAGATCAAAGTGTCTCTCGTAAACGTGGAATGAGTTCGCGATGTGAGTGTATATGCCTAACTCTAAATTAGTATATCCACCTTCGTGTCTTAGATGTTTTAACATCTGACTCTGCAGAGTCGCAAAGAAAGCAACATCAGTCGGAAGACCTAAGATCACGTCATTGCTGCGCATGTGAACGGTAAAGTTTAGCTTATTGTTCCTAATCTGAAAGATCCCATATACTGTGCAAACAAAATCCTTATTACCGTATCTCTGATGGATAGGCAAGTTAAAGTGCAGGATCGCTTGTCGTGAATCCTTGTCCTTAACTAATGATTCTAATGCCCATTGATATTGAGTTAACCCATGCTCATTCTTGTTAGTAAAGAGAAGGTTTCCATACGATGAGTTTACAGTATCATCATCGTTTTTGATCGATTCCCAAAACTTGGCAAACTTTGAGATGTACTCAACATCATTTCTGCCCATAAAATACCATAGGAGCTCGGCAGCGATGTATTTAGATTGGGAAGACCTTTCTGGATTTGTGTATAGACAAGAGAGAGGATCCTCAATTACTAGAGCAACGTCACAGTTCTCCTTGATCTTCATGTCTCTAGGTTGAGTAGTATACTCAGGATGCTTGATTAGATCGTAAAGAGCTTCCTCATATACTTCTGCAAATCCTCTTGATTGATAGATTATCATGTTATCTTAGTATTTTAATTTCGCTTTCAGTCTCAATAATTACTCTAGCTCCACAACTAAGTAAAGCTTTTGCATCACACCCATGACCACCATAGACTATTTTACTAGGTCCCATGATCTCCACTTCATTGCAGTAGGTGTTCTTCTTTCCCTGCTTTATAGTCACAACAGGAAGATCAGTACCGCTGGTCTTATTAGATCTAATATGATGTTGATTGATGTGAATCTTTGTCTTCATGCTATATATTATATTCAGTGATCGTAAAAAAGTTTCACGATTTGAATAAATATACAAAGATTCGATTAGATTTTAATTATTTCCATCTCAGAAAAATGATCTACTTGATTCACCATGATTTTATAATCAAAGAACTCTTCAGGTAAAGCTTCATGCGACACAACAAAAATGGTCATGTTGTATTTTATCGCGTATTCTTTAAGGATCTCGATCGCTTTATACACATTGATCTTGTCTAAAGAACTAAAGATTTCATCTAAAAACATCACGTTCATGTGATTGTGTTTCATTTTGATGATCTCAATAAAAGCGAGTAGGATGATTAGATTCATCTTTTTTCGCTGACCGCTAGAGAGGCTGTCTGGTGAGACCTGCATTCCTAAATAGGTGATGACCGGATCAAACTCATTATTGAACTCAAATTGAAACTTAAATTCTAATTTTTCTGAAATCTCAAGTATCCTACTATTTAGGGTAGGGATGATCTTGTCGATCATTGATTTCTTTATTCCGGAATCAGAGAGGAGATCGTCTAGCCTAAGATAAAGATTACGAGATTCAGTCAAAGAGTAAGAGGAGTTCTGATCAGTCTTCATTTGAGTCTCTAGATCAGTTATGATCTTGGTGATTGAAGACACTTCTTCCGGATTGTCTGTCTCCTGAGCAGCCTCGAGTGAGTTCTCCAATCCGCTCAGTTCAGCCTTTCGATTGAAGTAGTCTGAATCGATATCGCCTTTATCAAAAAGAAGAGAAGTCGCAAGCTCATCTAGATCTTCCACCTTCTTCTGAGCATCAGGAAGACTCTTTTTTAGAGCGTCTAATTTCTGTTCAATCTTTTCTTTTATCTCAACTGAGGAGTCAGAGTGAAGGTCATTTAGACAATGAGGGCACCTATTCTTTGAGTAGAGATTTAACTTAGAGGAAAGATCAGAAATAGAAGATTTCATCTTATCTCTGTCCTGTTTTGCACTGGTAAGCAGAGCAGCATTGTCTTTTATCTTGGTTTGGTGATCGTTCTTTTTTTGTAGTGCAGAGTCTACCTCTTTCTTTTTTGATTTAATCTCTGCTTGAAGCTTCTCAGTGAGTTCTTCTTTCTTTTTAGCAAGCCTATTCTTTAGGGAATCCAGCTGGTCCCGATAATTAGAAAGATTTGATTCGTTTCGTGAAGTCGCAAGTTCAAGAAGGTCAAGCTCTGACTTGTTTTCCCTAAGCTTGTCCTTGACCTTAGCTCGCATATCGCTTAGGATGTCTATCCCAAATATTCGGTCTATGATCTTTCTCTTATCGTCCTTGCTTAAGTTAGCAAAGGACTTAAAGTCATCAAAGGAAAGAGAGATTGTATTACAAAAGACTGTAAATGGGATCTTTACTAGTTCTTCCTCAATGAATTCATCGACCTTTCTCTTGTCTGGAAGATTGAAGTGAGCACCGTTTATCTTGATGTCACTAAAATTTGGATCGATTCCTCTGTCTATTTCGATAGATTCTCCTGAATTAGTGACGAATTTTACGTTAGTGTAAGCGTTTCGATTTATCCAGTTTGGAATATCCTTCATCTTTCGAATAGCTGATCTGCCGTATATTGAAACGGTCAGAGCTTCTTTGATAGAAGACTTTCCAGCACCGTTTTCTCCCTCCACTAGAATGAGGCGAGGACCGTCATCAAACTTAAAAGTCTGAAGCTTGTTTCCATAGGATATGATGTTCTTATAAGAAAATTCCTGTAACCTCATTAATCGTATTGTTTAGTGTTTTTTAAAGAATCATAGATCTCCTTGAATGTGGAGCTTATCAGAGATGCCTGACTGTCAGGTAGGTTCATTTCACGAAGATTCTCATCTAGTATTGTAAAGATGTTATACTCATAGCTTGAATCTATCTCAACCTCACTGTTCTTTTTAAGCTGTTCTCTAGAATAGGAGAAAAATTCAGCTCGACGATGCCCAAGATCCTTGATCATCTCAGTAAACTGAGACATTGGAAATCTTTGAGAAAAAGAGGACTCGATAGTAAGATCCACAAAGTTGTTCTTAAATAGTTCAGCGATCTCTTCCAAGTTTAAGTTTAGAAGATCATACACGTCGTGTTTTACGTGTCTAGGGGATACTGTATTCTCAATGAACTTTTCAGAAACCTCTTTTCCGCTAACGTCTAGTACGTAGAAGCCTTTAGTGTTTCCTCGATCTCCCCTGTCCATCTCGTATGGAGTGCCGACATAGAGCACGTTACCCTTCTCTTGTCGAATGTGGATGTGACCTGAATAAATTCTCTTGAATGGACTCAAGTCCTTTCCCTCTAGGCCGTGTTCAAGCTTTTGAAAGGAATTCAAGCTAAATCCCTTGATGTCAGCATGACAAAAAACAAAGTCTGCTGGTCTAGATGAAACCTTTTTCTTGAGATCTTCCAAGTTTTCCACCCAAGGCATCATTAAGAATCGATGGGAGTTTATCGTCAGTGTCTCAGGCTCTTCGAATACGTGAAAGTTTTCATAAATCTTATCAAATCCCTCTAGTGAGTGAGTATCAGTTCGATCTTTATAATACACATCATGATTTCCCAAGATCACAAAAACGCCTCTCTTGAACTTGGAGGTCAACTTTTCAGCAATCTTCAAGGAAAGCTTATAGATTCTAGTATTAGTAGATTCTCTGACGTGATTCCAATCCCCTACCTGTACGAGTATGTCCTGTTCAGGATCAAATCCTTCTTCATCTACTTTCTTTAAGAAAAAGTCCAGAAGAAAATCGCTTTGTATTTCCGACCACTCTAACGAGTTATTTCTTACGCCTAGGTGAAGATCACCCAAGACAAATATTTTGCGAACTCCTTTTAATGTCATGCTTGTATAGATAACTGATCAATATCAATTACTCTAGAAAGGCTCTCAAGTTTCTTAACAAATGTTGCCAAAGCAGAAGCTGAAGAGAAAGTGTAGTTAGTGGCCGATCCTGAACCAGCATCATAGAAAGTCAAAACTGCGGGTGCAGTCTCCTCAAAAGTATAGTACTGGTCAAGATTAAGATATGAAGTTCCACCAGTGTGAGTAAATTTTATCCAAGTCATTAGTGTATCTTTTTTTTGTTCATCTTTCCGTCTAGGAATCGGTATTTCTTATTTAGTTCAATTATTAGGATTTCTTGAGTGTCTGTTTCCAAGGCATCAAATATCTTTTTATATTCCATTGAAGAGATTGATGAGATTGCTTCCAATATGTAAATTGGACTGTAGAAACTTATTCCATGTGCAGCCAAATCCAAGTTTTCATGAACTGTATTGAAGATGAGATTGATGTCCTCTTTTGAGAGTTTCACCTTCGGCAAGTTCTTGTCCTTAGAAAGGGCAGAGGTATAGGTTAATAATATCTCGTCCGTTTGAAATAGATCAAAGATCGCATCAAGTATGAACTTTGATTCTAGCTGCTCTTCATAATCATAAAGGTCCTTTAAGTAGTTATCTGAGTAGTCCGATGCGACTGATATCTTTTTTGAAAACTCATATTCATCAGAATCCTTTAGTTTATCGCCGTTATAATAGCTATTGTTAAATATTTTATCTTCGCGAATCTCAAAACTCTGGGTCTCTTCGTTTTCAAATTCTTCTGTAAAATCGTCTATCGTCATTCATGTTCGATTATTTTTAGATTGAATTGAATAGGGAGTCATAGTCATCATCCGATGGGGTATTGACTGGTGACGTTGAGTTTGTATTCAATTCAGAATATTCATTTCTTAATTCATCAGCAAGTCGACTAACTTCTTCGTCGTCGCTGTAGAATTCACTATTTACTCCATTCTCTTCAGAAAGCCTAAAGTAATCTTTGTGCATCGTATAGAACTTATAGCTTTCTTCATAGCCGTTATCTCTATTCGCTATTACTTTGATCTTCATCCTGCTCTCAAGAGGGCTTCGCATTAGACCAAATAGGGCGTCCACTGTGTGGATCAATCCAAAGGACTCTGCGACTGAATCCATGCCTAAGTCAAAGTTATCAATGTCCTCTCTACGAATTTGAGTGGCACTGATTATACACCATTCGTTTCTCATCGCGACTCCTCTAAGTTCCTCGGAGATTGCTTTGATCTTTTCATAGAGACCATTCTGATTGTTGATGGGTTTAAGTAGATTCAAGTAATCGACCACTATGACCTTAAATTTCTTATTTAGTTTTTGTTCAAGTCTAATAAAGTAATTCTCAATGTCAATAGCAGTCGCTCCTCCAGTAGGAAATTCCTTTACTATCAGTTCACCAACATGTCTACCAGAAAGACGAAGTTCTTCGATCTTTTGTTGAATTAAGACGGCCGCTTGAGAGTCAGTCACCTTTGCATAATCCTCAGATTTGATACTTAGGATGTTTGAGCCGATTCTTTTCATGTAGGCACGGTCAGCTAATTCCACTGTCACCAAGCCAGTAACATTGCCTGAAAGAAAGGATCGTGCTGCGATGTTTCCTAATACCATTGACTTACCAACCTTTGGTCTTCCCTGGAAAACGACTAGCGACTTTGAATTCCAGCCACCACCTTGCACCTTGTCTAGAAAAGGAAAACCGGTAGGGCTTCCTTCTTTTGAGATTTGAATGTGAGAGTCTGGATTAAAGAAGTTTAGGCCAGTATCTGCACTAGAAAAGTTTAGCGCTAGCTTGTTTGAAATATCATTCCTAACTTTTTCTGATACTTTATCGATGTTTTTAGGATCGATCACAGTCGTCTTTAAATAAGTAAATAGATCCTGAACAGTAAGATTTAGATTCCTCAGAAGAATAAAGGCTCTGACGTAACTATATAGATAGTCATAATTGTATTCTTTTAGGTTGAATGAGTACAGGTTTTCAAACTCATCCTCTGTTAGGTTCACATGGATCAAGTCTAAATAGCTTCTTAGTTCTTTTCGATTTGGAATCTTTTCATATTCCCTAAAAAACTTTAACGCTGCTTTGAATGATTCTAACCGATCGTCATCATTAAAATAGTTTGGCTTGATCATTGTGATCAGTTCCTCTCTTCTTAGAGAATCATGGTTAGATGGACGAAGCTCACTTGAATCGTTATTGGGATTCAGGACAAAGTTCCAAACCATTAGCTCTAAAGAGTCGATATTTTCGGTAAAATCAATCATTTATGATGTAAAAATGTGTTATGCTTTTTTTAGTAAAGAACATGAAATCTCCCTGAGGTCTAATATACTCGTCAGAAATAAGTTCCTTTAATGATTTAACTAGAGTTAACTTAAAGGTTTCATCTTTTATCCTATCTCCAAAAACATATTTTAGAGATTTAGACGAGAACTTCATTGATTCTATATCAAGAGTCTTTCCTTTGGATTCATGGACCCTAATTAAGTATTGTGAGATCTCAAAAAGAATGGAAAACTTATCACTTAGTCCTTCCTCATTATGAAGCCCTAAATAGTACTTTATAGGAAGATTAGAGCGAGTCCTCATCGTCGGTCAAATTTCCAAGTTCATCATTCTCTAAAAGATCTATTTCGTCTTGAGATTCAGGAAACTTAAAAGTTGGCTTGATTACTTTTTCATCTAATTCCTGTAAGACCTCTTGAGTAAAGAGACGAGCTGAAAAGAAATCTTTTACTGGTACTAAGTCACCATTGTGTCGAATCACATAGTTCTTTCCTAGCTTCTTAGGAAGAAAATAAAACTTTTCTCCATCGACGTCGAACTCTGAACAGAGAGACTGCTCATCAGGTTTAAGTTTTGAGAACTCCTTTTCAGTAAGTTTATTTCCTCTACCTACTCCACAGTTTTCCCAACTCACGAATTGCTCAAGGCCGACAAATTGATTCATTCCCTTATGAAAGGAGATGTGAAACTCGATATCGATAGGCTTAGCTAATCGATTCTTTCTAGTCTTGGATCTAACAATGATTCCAGTAGTAGTCTTGGTCTCATCACGCAAAGTTCCTTTACTTAACATCAAGATGATTGAGGCTGAAAACTCAGGACCGCCTCCTCCAGACATTCCTTTAGGAGTATACTGATCCATTGAGGCATACGTATGATTGGTAAACAGGAATGGAACTTTCAAGTTTGAAAGATCTAGGGTAAATGACTTAAACATCGCACGAAGCTCCTTAGATCTTAGTCCCATGTCTGCTGCATTTTTACCAGCGTCCATGTCTCTCTTGCTTTTATCAGTATCAAGCATTCCAACTGAATCAACAAAGATTGCTGCTTTAAGTCCAGGGTTCTCCTTCATCGTATCAATAAAGTCATTGATAAAGAACTTGACGTCGCTGATTAGACCCATACGAAGATACTTTAATTTCTCTAGGTCTACTCCAAACTTGATGTAGTCTGATCTGTCGATTGCTCCCTCAGTATCTATATAAAAGACGAAATAATCTTTCTTTTGAAGCTCTCGTACAGCGTTTAGACACAAGAAAGTCTTTCCTGCGCCAGAATCACCAGCAATGCCTATGCTACGTGTGTTTGGATAACCGCCAAATACTGAACCTGAGATTTGAGCATTTAGTAAATAGTTTCCAGTAGGAATGTACTCATCGATGTCCGAAAATCCCATTAAGGAAACTTTCGATTTTACTTTCTTTTCAAGGAGGTCATTGAATTTGTTGAACGCTGAGATAGCGTCATTCACTTTTGCCATGTTTATCTATTTTTTTATCTTTTACTTAAAAAAGGATAAAAGTTCTACTCAGAAAGGTAAGAAATGAGTAAAATCGCACAGGACAAAGTTAAAGAATCACAGATCTCTCCATTAATGACTCTGCTAAATCGTACCTTATCGATAGAGTGAAGCTTATCAGTTGGATCCGATAGCTTAGGAGTAAATCCAGTAGGATCTTCTGAATAATTAGTCACATTTACTGCGTAACACTTATAATTCTTAGTAAATGGGATAGTGTGTCTAACTTGGCCTAAATAATATAAGTCATTGACTTCAACGTCATCTAATCCTAACTCACGGTCAATACAGCTGATCAAAGAATCATGATAGGTCTCAAAATCATCAGGCTCCAGGCTAGTTGTGATACACCGGTGGTTCTGTCCATCTAGGACATAGTCATGGTATTTAGCAAGATACACATTCTTGATCTTACCGTCTTCATTAACGTCAAAAGGAAGCAAACATATTGCTTCCTTTGAACAAGAAATTCTTTTGAATTTTCCCTTATCTCCGGTAAAGTTTAAAACCTTATAGGTTCCGTCAGAGTATTCTTCAGTCTGGTTAAAAGCATCAAGTTTCATGGATCTCGTTCACTGTTATAGTAGGTCCAGTGCGTTCTCTTTTAGTCTGTCCAGGAGGAACTACTATAGAAGAAACGGCTTCCTTCACTACAGTTTTATTTATCTCACGAAAAACGTACTCAGAAAGTTCTTCTAAAAACTTCTCCTTGTCTTCAGCGTTAGTGTACATAAGCTTTAATAGCTTCTTGTCTGGAAGCTTTACTAGAAGGCTTAGACTGATCTGACTGTTTTCTGAACTAAACATGTCAAACATATTGGCTTTAGGGCCTGCATGAGAGACTGGCTGATTCGCAGGCTGAGCTCCCATGTGTGGAGAAGTCTGTTGTGATGCAGGTTGTGCGGCAGAATGTCTTTGTTGGGCAGGAGAAGTAGTGGGTCGACGTGGACCTGAAATCGCCTCGACTTCCGCTTTAGTTAAAGGATGCATGTCACCGCTAATCATTAAAAGATTAGAGTTTAATTGAGCGGTGTCCACTGATGACCCATCATCAAATTGAGCAAAAAAGCGATCTCCTCTAGGCTCAATATTTCTACAAGTCACGACCTTACCTAAAAGTTCAGGTCTATTTGTTTTGATCCACTGGAATTTCTGACCAGTGAAGTTCTCCATAAGAGAAATCAACTTATCCTCATTCATCTTCTTCTTATTTTTTTTAGTCAAAAAGCTCGTCCATTGTAGTAGCGGACTTTCTTTTTTCAATTTCTGCCATAAACGCTTCATCTAGTGGGCCATTATTTGGTTCAATACTGTCTGGTTGAACTAGTCCTATAGTTGGGAAACTATTCATAGGCATGGGTTCAACATTTGGATTCCAAAGAGCTTGATAAGTATCACCACTTGAGGGTTTGATATCTGATATCTTCTTTCTGATCTCCTTGATTTGAGGAGCAGTTGGTTTGTTTTTACATGCATCGAGGAATCCCTCAAGCCAATTGATAAAATTTTCTGGTGTGTTCATATTTATTGTTTAAAGATTTTTTCTTTGATTTGTTTTTTAAGAGCCTCAATATCAAGATCAGAAGACTCTCCAGGATTGAGAACTTTAAGATTTAATTCAGTTATGTCTGATGCTCGATATGCGATGACGTGGTAATCAGTGAGCCTACGTTCAAGAGGTATGATTACTGCAGATATTTCATCTAGCTCTACTTGTACTGGAAATGCAACTACTAGTATAGGTTTTGCCATTTTATGAGTTTTTAAGTTTTTTGATCTCCCCTTGTGTCTTGATTCTTTCATCATAGAGTCGAGTCAGTATTGTTCGAGCAACAGAGTCTGATTTGCTTGAAAACATGGTATCGTTTTTAGTATGGATCTCGGTTCCATCCTTCTTTACTTTATCAATCTTGCCTAAATAAGTGTCTGGTGAGATATTGAATTGAATCTGAATGTTTGGATACATTGAAGAGAAGTCATAACATGCGATCGCGTTATAGTAACCTGGAATAGGATCCTTAACGTATGCACCAGCATAGGTCGCATCGAGTACCTCTTCTCCCCAAGGGAGCTTCATCATTTTAAGATTCTTATTTAGAAATTCACGACACATTAGAAGCTCTGCAATGTGTACTGGACTAAATACTTTATTCACATCGACTTGGGCAACGTTAGACATCTCAAAGGCAACATCTAGGATTGAAAGCTTATCTTCAATTAGTTTTACTAGGATGACGTCAATCACGTTATACATAGTAAAGAGATAAGTATCTTTTTGAAACTCTATGAATGATGAGTAATCGTGCTTCAATTTGGCGGTACCTAGGACGAGTTCTGCAATATAGTCTAACTTGTAATTCTCAACGACTTTATAAGGCTTGAGCTTTTCAAAGACTTGCATGTAATCGAGAACTCCTAGGTGAGTTGGTATCTTTACCTTTGAGAAAGTAGATTTAGTCGGCATGGTTGCCATTGCATCGACTTTGATGTTTTTGGCTCGATTCATGAGATACTTCCAGTCAAATTCAGTCACATTCCATCCAGTAACAAATGAGAAATGCGGCATGATTCGATGAAAATAGAATTCCATTAACTCTTCCTCAGTCTTGAAGAACTTGTATTTGATCTTAAAATCTTGCTCAAATAGTGCACGGTCGGCTTCTCTAAGAGGAACGGTCTTTCTAAAGTAATCGTTCACGTCCTTTTCCATCTGAGTTATCTGATCTTGAGTCAAACCGTCAGGCTGATCTTCAGAGTTAAGAATAGAAAGAATGTAGGTGACGTTATCCTCATTACAAAAGGAGATAAGACCTACTGGCATTCGAGCTTTATCTGGTTCTGGAAAGCTATCGTCTATTAGCTTGATCTCGATATCGAGGTAAGTCTTTTTAGGAAAGTTATCTTGGTTATAGACTGCTGCGATCTCCTCGGCTGTGAGTTTTTCACGAATTAGTTCTTGGATCCTAAATTGATTGATGTATTGGCCGGCGCTCATTCCACGTTTGACGAACTTCCCATCCCAATTGCGAGTAGCAGTTGGATTAGAAGATTCGACCCAGTTATAGAGCTCATGGTCAGCTAACCTCTTCTTCATGAAAGCGGTTTTACCGTTCTCATCATAATAAGAGACTAGAAAAGTTCCATCATTCAATACTTCAGATCCTACTATCATACTTTTGGTTTAAATAATTCGTTTACGTGTCCACACTTAGCGCAAGCGATGACTGGAATTGGGACGATTGAGTCCTGATCGGAGCCAGTCATGAATTTAGAAACCTTTTTGATCATCATCTTTTCTTCAAAAAGCTTTCCTTGACACTCTTCACACTCCATGTATGGAGCATCAGCTAAGTTAATGTTTAATTGAGGTTGTCCACCTCCGCCTGGGATTGTATCCATTGTATTGGGGTTATTTTACTAAATTTATGGTAACTATTAAAATTAATAGCCTCTAGATTGACGATCTCTGTTCTCCTTATTCTTAGACATGTACATGTTGTACATCTCCTGAGGAGTCATTCCGATTGAGATTGCGTAATTCATAAAAAAATGAAGCATGTCAATGATTTCAAATTTTGCTTCAAGCTGATCAGTCTCGGAAAGATCTGAGAATTTCATGAAACTGTACTTTTCAAAGTCCTTCTTCCAATATTTCCAAATGGCGTTTCCGCTTCCGTCTTTGATTCCTCCCAATGCATCAGTCGCTTCATGAATCTCATCGACCATTGCGTGAGTATTTGCGTGCCAAAATGACATGATCTCTCGAAGAGTCATGCCCTCAAAATCCCATCCATAAACGTTGTTTTGAGTGTCCTTTTGGAGAGCCATGATGTCGCCTAAAGTATCGGTGCTTTTTGAGTAAAGATCTTCAATCTCTAAGTCAGCACAAGTGTTGTCTACGTTTGCCATTATACACAGTATTTGTTATATTATACTAGAAACGGGCCAGAGGATCTTAATTTTTCAAATTTTTTGGATTTGTTGCTATAAATTTAGATAAATAAACTAAAAATATCTACACAGAAATGGCTGAACCAAGGATAAACCTGAACAATTACAAGTCAAGCGGTGTTTACACGGTTGAGATAGACGCGAGCGAGAACATCGTCTTGCCTCTTACGACCGGCCGACTTGTTGTCGGATCTAGCCGAGTAGGACCCTACAATACTGTTGTGTTAATTAACGACGTTAGAACCCTAAAAGCAGTATTTGGAGAGATCGATCCAAAACTAGAAAAAGCAGGAAGTTACTTCCATAGAACGATTGAAGTCGCTCTTAGAGAAGGACCTGTTTTTGCTCTAAACGTTATGCCTTTAGACATTGAGGAAGATCCTGCGTTAAACTTGGACCTAGCGTATTACACTACGTTCAATACTGAAGCTTCTTCAAATAACTCGGATGCTGTACCTGATGCATGGCCAGCGGTTAACTTCTTTAATCGTCAAAGATTATGGTTTGCATCTGCTGATGAGTTAAACAAGTCAAAGAATATTTCCTTAGGTGATGATTACATCACTAACCCTGGAGGATTTGGAATAACTTCAATTGATGCGAATAAAATTCTTTCCTTTGCTAACTTAGGATACAATAATGCTACGATTTGGGTAAGAAAAGCAGCTATTACAGGATATGACGTAACTGCAAAAGAATGGTATTCAAATGTTGCTGGCGCAGGAACAGAATTTCCTGAATTTGTTCACCCTGATGATTTTATCGCTGATTATTTCGTTGAAGTAATCATGATTAGCGGTGACTGGTCTAATTATTTGAAACTTTCAAAAGACCCAGTATACAGCCAGTTTTTTGATTCAGTAGGACTAAAATCTGCTAAAGCATCTGATTTCTTTGCATTAAGAGAGATCAAAGTAATTACAAGAACAATCGGATGTTTAATTCCTGATTTTAGAGACCAGAGCGGAGTTACTGTTTCTATCGATAGATTAGTAAATCGTGCATATCCTACTACTGGAATTCTTTGTGCATTAGACATTGAAAAACTAGACTTGATTGACTTGACTAACACGTCATTCGCTGATCAAGACGTCACTACTCATAGAATTGACTTAGTTGGACACGGATTTGATGAATTAGATTCACTAGATTCTTATGCAGCTGATGATTTTGGATACGATACTGACTTAACTACTCAGCTTTCAACTCCATTGATTAACACATTAAGTTACGCTAAGCCTTCTGATGGAGAGCTTATCTTTATGTTATCAAATAATCCATCGGTAGTCGGAGTATTAAATGAATCTTCATTCAACGCTGGATTCCAGGATAACGGAAACACTCTTCCTATCCAAGAAGGAGACCTTTATGAAGTGACTCCACTCGTTGGTGATTCTTACTTAGTTGCGACTAAAGGAAGTAAGTTATATGAGTCGTACATGATGGGATTCATTCAGACTGGTGATGAAATGGTCGATGGATCTAACACTTATTATGTTAAAGTGCTTGATAACTTCTTGAATGGAACCATTCCTTATATTAAGATTCTTATCTTCCAAGACATTTCTTTATTGAATCAAGTGAGTGTTAACTATTACACTGGACCTGACACAGAAGACTATGTAAAGATCATTTTAGATTCTGGTGAAGAATTCAAGCACATTTTTGATCTTACTGATACTAACTTCTTTACTAGCTACGATATCATACAGCCTAATAAGCTGATTTTGGGAATCAATACTGCGAACACAGCAAACAAAGCTAAGATCGACGAATTCATTAAGGTGAATAACTTTATCAAAGCAAAGATCACCGGATCAGTTCGTCCACGATTGCTAAAAATCATCTCAGTCTCTCAAGCTGAGGAGCTTAGCCCTTATACTTTGACTTACACTGTGACTACAATGGCACCTAGTGTAGATGAGGTTCAAGGACTAGACACAACTGGAAATGAGGTTTCAGTTTACAAAGGAATCTATAACTTTGCGACAAGCTTAAAGGGACAAAACTTGAAACCTTTTGCTCTTCGTAATGATCTTCTTCCTAATGGAACTGCTGAAAGACTTGAAGGAACAGGCGGAATCTTAGATTACCTTTTCACTTCGACTTCAATTCCACAGACCTTAGCAAACGGAGAAGTTGTAGACTTTAGATACGTGGTTGACTCTTATGCTGGAACAATCTCTGCATCTTCTAAGTATCACTTAGCTAAGTTAGCTGCTCTTAACGGCCAAGCAATGGCTCTACTAAACGCTCCATCTGTTCAGCAGTTTGAGAAATCAGTAGATCCTAGCTTCATCAATAGAACTACTAAATTGGTTTCAACTGAGTATATCTCTCAAGGTGGAGATCTTTCTTTAAATCCAAGCTTCACGTTTAAGTTTGCTGAAGAGGATGTTAAGGGAGTTCCTCTATCTTCTTATGCTTCTTATCACTTCCCTAACTTGATAGTTAGAAGTGGAAGCAAGAACATCTCGGTTCCACAAGCTGGTTACATCTCTAACTTATACGTTAGAAAATTCAAGAACGGAACTCCTTTCTTGATCGTAGCTGGAGGAAAACGTGGAGCAATCACAGATCCTGAAGTAGTAGGATTAGAATACGATCTTACTGACGAGGACAGAGATTACTTGGAGCCAGCTGGATTCAACTTGACAGTTAAACGTAGAGGATTTGGAATCATCCTATTCTCTAATAACACTGCATACCAAAGAATCAATTCAGCTCTTAACAACGCTCACGTTAGAGATAACTTATCGACTATCGAGAGAGACATTGAGAAGATCTTGTTCAACTTCTTGTTTGATTTCAATGATGAGATCACAAGACTAAGAGTAAGAACTATCGTTGAAAACTACATGACGGCAGTATTGAATGCCCGAGGAGTCAACTCTTTTGAAGTGATATTTGATTCTTCAAATAATACGAACGAGGTGATCTCTGCAAATGCAGCAATCATTGATATTCGAGTAGACTTCCCAAGAGGAATTCAAAAGTTCATCAACCGAATCACTATCACAAGAGTTGGAGGAACGTTAAGTTCAGATTCTACTGGATTTATACCGAGCTTCTAATGACTATTGCTTATAAATATGAAAGGAGATCTTTGGGTCTCCTTTTTTATTAAAATTGACTAGAAAATGAAGTACTTATTAAATTACACTAGGTGGGTAGCATTATATGAAGCTCGTGAGTTTAATTTAGATCAAAAGGATCTTATATTGCTCTCAGGTCCAAGTGCATCAGGCAAGACTTATTTTGCAATGAATCAATTGGGTGCGAAGCACTGGTATGATGATCTTGATGCTGAAACAGTATTAGTCGGAACTGATAACTTTAATAATCCTGAAGTAGGACCAGCCTTCATCAAACTGGTAGAAGAAGCCGGAATGCCGACTCTTGCTAAAATCGCAGCTGAGACAGACTCTCCTCACGTGATAAAATTATACGATGATAAGTTTAAGGAATGGGAAGAAGAGGCAAGCCCAGAAGAAAAATCAAAGTATGAGGAGATCGAGAGGATCGCAGGATACGATCCAGAAAAGTGCAAGTCAACCATAAGAAAAATGGGTGGCAGACAGGGAGACGGTCGAGTTAGCGCAATGGCATGGGCAGCAGCATTACTCTCTGCCAAGACCATTCTTTTTGATGATGTAGGTGATGCTATTAAAAACTATTACGACTCAGATAAAATCAAGGACGTACTCATCTTTACACCTCTTGATAAATACTTAGAAAACATCATCTCCCGTAACAATAGTGAAAATACTACAGAACACATAGATACATCTGATCAGGAGTCAGGCATCTATCAATATCTTGACTGGTACCAGGCGGTAGACGAACCTGACCTTGATGATAAGAAATACACCAGTGACGAGATTAAATCTAAGTTAGAAGAGGCAGGGTACTCAAATACAGAAGAAATCTTAAATAAATTTGAAGTCACCGATTCGCTTAAGGATGGATTTTACATTGGGCTAAAAGATTGGGTAAAACCCAATAGAATAATCAATTCTAGGGATGCTGGTACAGGTAGAGCTGAGTCTGCTGCTGGAATCACCGCTCTTTAACAAATAAATAAATAAAACGCAATTAAATTATGTGCTATACAAGAGAACAGGTCGAGGCCGCAGTCAAAGCAAAAGGCTATAAGTGGTTTGAGGATGCTTCAAACAAGACTTATGACGTGAACATTATTGGAGTAAGAAACACCTCTCCAGCAGTATACAAAAAGGTAACTAACGTATTTGATGATCACTTGACGATTTCATATAAAGATGAAAATGGAGTAAAGCAGTTTTTCTGTTGGATGGCAACTTGTGATCCTGGAAAAAAGGGAGTTCAGGAGTTCCATAATAAAAAAGGAGTCGCTAGGCTTGTTCCTGGACAGTATCGAGGAGTATGGAAGATTGACAAACATCAAGGAAAGTATGATGCTCTTTGTCAAAGAAACGGAAACGTGACTGTTTGGAGAGACGCTAATCGCGATTTAGTGTTTGAGGAAAATACGACTGATACTGGAATGTTTGGAATAAACATCCATAAGGCTGGACAAGATTCTACTTGGGTAGAAAACTGGTCAGAAGGGTGTCAAGTATTTAAAAGAGTGAAGGATTTTGATGCTTTTATGGCTATTTGTAGAAAAGCCTCTAAGATTCATGGAAATGCTTTTTCATATACACTATTGGAATCAACTGATATTAAATAAAAAAGGAGCTTTAAAGCTCCTTTTTTTTATTCAAAATCCTCTAAAGAGATATCATCAAAGTCTTCTAAGACTCCAATTACTTCATTTGAGAGTATCACATAGTGTTTTTCTCCTCTAAAGTTTAATTCTACTCCAGCATATCGATTGAATAGAACTTTGTCTCCTGGAGAAACTTTCATTGGATTATTAGGAGTTCCGTCTCCGCATGAGATAACAACACCGATATTTGGTTTCTTTACGGCTTTTTCAGGAAGAAGTATTCCTTGCTTAGTTCTGATCTCTTTTTCTCTGGGTTTTACCAGAATTCTTTCATATAATGGCTTCATAAGAGCGATAAGTTATTTTTTAAATTGTTAAATTCTTTTTGATTAAAGGTTGTGCTTTCGTATGTGCTAAAGAATTCATCTAGGAGATCTCTGATTTCCTTAGGAAACACTTTAACTGAAAGACGTATTAGCTTAGTATTAAAGAGAAGATGCTCTCTAACCTCATCTAATTTATCCTGGTCCTTTATCTTATTTACTATCTTGATCTCATTCACTATTCCTAAGATCAGTTCCTCATTTAGATCATCTAATTGCTCGATAAGATTTTCTCCAAATCTTTCCTGAATCGAAGATATTACTTTTTTTGCTTTAGATGGAGAAATATTTGTGATCTTTGGAATGTTATCCGACTTGTCTCCTAAAAGGATCTTGCTTAAGATATCATCCACGAAGTCTACTTTATGCTCTACATAATCTTTACTTGTGAGATTAGATATAGTCTTTTCAATGGTTGCTCCAGTTATGTGAACATCATTCAAAGAAAAGAAATTATCTACTTCGTCATCGGCGGCGGTTGGAACCAATTGAGCAGGTACAAAGAGTCTCTTGGTCTTGGCCATTTGTTTTGGAGTTATCAATAGGACATTCTTTTTAGAGTGCCCAGTCAATTGTTTTAGATCCTGATCGACTGAGTAGATCAGGATATCACCCTCAATAACGTCACACAAGTAAGCTATTATGTCATCACCTTCAGTGCCTTTGAATTTGTAGTGATTTATGCCAGCCCTTTGAGTTAGAGCTGACATGATCACTTGTTGAAAATAGTCAAAGAATAAGTATTGGTGGTCATCATATTTGCGATTACCCTTATACTTAAATTCAGTTGGTGCTGAGCTAGTCTTGAATTCAGAATTTCTGAAGAATCGATCAGTGTAATCTTTTCTCCAACTCGTAGAATCAAAGACGATGTGTATCTTTTCTGGACTTGATGAGATTGGCGCAATCAGAGAATTCAAGTAAGTAAAACAAAAATTCTTAAAAGCTACTTTAACTTGATCCTTTAAGATGAATCCGCCGTCGCTGAACAGATCATTAACGTAATAAGCTTCACCCACTCTCTTATCCTTTTGAGAAAGAGACTTGGTGACACTTATCGCAATGTTGATAAAGGCATTTCCATCTATTATTAAGTCCATACCGTTGTTTTATTCGCCGTCTTTTTGAGAAGGCTTAGAGTTTTTTCTAATGACTCTTATTGCTGACGATAGGACTTCTGATTCAAGAATATTGAAAGCTCCTTTAGCTTGTGCAAAATTAGCAGAAGCGACTAGGATGAATATTGATTGATTTATGTCCAAGTTAGCAATAAAGTTCTCATATGCATCGTCATCAGCATACGTTATAGTTCCAAAAAGAACATTTTTTGGATTCTCAGCAGACACGTCGTTTTTTTCTACTGATACTTCAGATTCGTTGTTTTCCATATTACTTTATTTTTTTATAGATCAGAAAATAGTGAATCGTATTCATCATCTGAGTCAGAAGAAGTAGATTCAGTAACTGGCTCACTTGCTGTTTTAGATGATGTGAATTCTAGATCCTCATCAACTTTTTGAGCAGGTCTAGCCGCTCTTGAAGCTCCTCCCATTCTAGCACGAACAAGCTCATTCATTCGAGTGTCTTTGCTTCGACCTAAGATCATCTCTAAGATTTCCTTTTGAGGAATTGCAGCAACGATTGCTTCAGCAACTTTATTAAAAGTATCATCAGTCCACTCTTGATGATAATACTCATCCATTTTTGGAGTGTTCTTAGTCAAGAACTCATTCACAAGTTTTACTGATTTTTCACTGTTCTCAACGGCTACTTGTGTGTCGCCAATCTTAAAGATTAAAGGAGTTACTTCATCCATAAACTTACATTTTGACCAGTCTCTAAATTGCTGAGTCTTCTTACCTACTACACATAGGAAATCTTTTCCTTCTAATAGGTGATAAGGATTGACTTTTTTACTTAGAGAGATTCCATCAACCTCTTCAGGATTTACAAGTTGATCAATCAACATGTCAATCTGATTTCTAAACTTAAAGATCTTGATTGATCCTTCTAAGTCAGGACGTTGTGGATCCTTCTTAATGTAAACGGCTGAATGATATGTGCTCCATCGAGAGAATTGCTTATCAATTTCACCAACTAATTCAGGTTCTTCTTTCCTAAGACCTCTTAATGTAGATTCGATCGTCCAAAGAATCGAAGGTTTTTCAACATTTGATGGACAATCAACAAAAAGAGATTCCTTAGTTAGAGGATTCCAAAATTTTGCTGTGTACTTGATGTACTTGCTCTTGCTCTTATCGAACACATACGGAATAAATCGAAAAACCGATTTGTAAGAACCGTTGTAAGCATTAGGATCTGGATCGTAAACGTTTGGATCCACTTTTTTACCTAAGGAGGATGATTTTTGTTTTGAAAAACCATCTTCCGGTAAATCGAAAAAATCTGTCATAATAAATAGTTATTTTTTATAATATTATACTTCTTTAAAGTTAAAAGTTTTTAGAAAACAAAAAAAATGCCTCAAAAAGAGGCATTTTTCAAATGAATTATAAGTTTAATTAAGCGGTAGCTTTAGCTGAAATCTCATCAGTAAGAGCTTGACGAGCGTCCTTTGCCATGTTTTGGATTTTTGTCATGTGAGCCTTAGTCACTGGATGCTTGATCACCTTACGAATCTCTTGCATTTTTTTCTTTAGTCTGTTACCAGCACTTTTTACGCCTTTATCATAGTATTTTGAAGCGTCGTCTTCCGCTGCAGTAATCAGCGAGTTAAGAGGTCCAAAAATTGCCTCTTGAGCGGCAGCAATCTCTGCTTTAAGTTCTTCGAATTGATTCATTATTCTAAAATTTTTCTAATCTTCTACTAAGAATTAGATAAAAGTTTTAGATTGAGTCTATTATTTTTTTAGCAGAGGGTGAAAATTCAGCATCAGGATAAAGCTCTAAGGATCTGGTTATCCATGTGAACATTACTTTTTGAAATTCTGAACTACTGATGTATCTAGTCTCAAGAAAAGGAGTTAAATATTCTAGAAAGACTTTATCTAGTGGAATTCTCTGTTCCTTTGATCTAACGTACATTCCCTCTATCATGGATTCAACTTCATCAGATAAAAGAAAGTATTTGTGGCTCTTTTTAGCCTTTGCTCTTTCTCTTGGATCTGAGACTTTTACGTTGAATGGATCACGGTTTATTCCTAACTGGTCTAGGTGATTCGTCTCATGCACTAAAATATCTAATAGCCTAGCGTAGAGCTTTTCATAAAGGATTGGCTCCTTTTTTGGATTTAAGATTAAGTGCATTGTTATCTTTGGCACAGCCGCTTTTGATTTACTCATTCGAGTATTCGCATCTATTGAATATCCAAGGTTGTCATAATTTAATTTTTCCCAAGAAAGATCATTGAAGTGAGGGTCTCGTCTAAGATCAGGATCAGTTTCTCTACGAACCTTTAATATGAGATCAAACATGAACGGTTCCGTGAATTCCATCCCAGAGAATGTCGCATAGCTGGAACTTTCTTCCTTAGAAGATTCCCTAAGCTTTGCTATGATGTCGATAGTAAGCTTTTTAAGAAACTCTACGTTGTTTTCCATGCTTTCATTTATAAATTCTAAGAACGATTTTATCATTTTTCTGGAAGTTTTATGAAAGTAACATCAATGTGTTCAGTAGTCGGATTACGATCAGTTGCATAGACAACTTCAATATCTACTTCTCTCTTTCCTATTATATCACTAGCTATTGAGTTTTTAAGCTTTTCAATAAATGACTTATCGTCTTTTGTCACGTTCGTTTTATCTCCTTTTACTATCTGTACTATGTTCTTTCTTTTTAGTTCTAATTCGGAAGGATTAAGTTCTAATTTATCGGTTGAAATCACATTAGAATTAACCCATTTTTCCAAGTCAGGAAGAGTTATGGAGTAACATGGGTATTTTGCTATAATGCTTCCATCTGGATATTTTCTGCTTGGAACTGAAGGATCTTCAGGTTTTACTAGAAAAATGAATTTATACTTCTCAAGCTTAGGAGCAGGGGCTCCTCCTGGAGCACCCGGAACGCCAGCCATCATGTCTTGTTCTAAGAGAAAGTCATAATATTGCTTGATGTGCTTAGTCCTCATCTTCCTCAGTTTTTTCTTTTTTAATTACTCCAGATACCTGTTGTTTAAATTGAGAAAGATTTAATGATCTATCAAATTTTGAAGCTTCCTTCCTTTCAATAGGATCTATTTTAATAGAATAAACGATTCCTTCTTTGTCTTTCATGACGGATAAAACTTTACATCGGTGTCCTCTATGTAATACGATATCACCTTTTACTATGGAATTAAATTCATCCTCTTTGCTTTCGTTTATGAACTGGTTGAAATTATTCAGCATGAAAATGGATTTTTTATTATTTATCTAAATAAAAAGAGCAATAGTTTCCTATTGCTCGTAATTAAGAGTAGGTCTCTTTTATTTTTTCTTCTGCCAGCTTAAGGAAGTAGAATCTTTTTTGATTGGCCCGCCTGCCGCCCAAGTATAACAGGTTCTAGCTGAGTGACATTTGAAGTCATGCATCCAACAATACCCAAGCCTACCGTCTTTATCTTCTAGCTTTCCAGGCATACATTTATCCATTCTAGGTGAGACGTCAAAGGCGGCACAATTTCCACAAGTTGATTTCTTAGCAACTTTTACTGTGGTCTTCCAGTGTTCAGCGATGTGCTCCCAATATCCCTCATCAGAAAGGTTTAGTGGACCGTACTCGATGTGTTCAGCTTTGATCGCATGATTACGATTTTTAGTATTTAGCTTTAAATCTTTTGCTGCTCTTGGACAAGAGTCGGCTGAGTTGGCCTCATTTACGAATTGGTTAAAGTCATTTAGTATCATATCTTATTGCATTACGGCTGCCATGTGATTATTGGCTTTTTTACGAGTCGGATGACATGCAGCACTCTTCATTTTAATCTTTCCAGATTTGGTCTTACGAGTAGCTCCAAGTCTCTCACCAGGCTTCTTGTTCTTTTTTAATACCTTATCATCGATATACACACAATATCTGTTTCCGACCTTTCTAACGTCTTCAAATAATTCTGTGTATGTCATGATGTATTTCATATATCTTTATTTATCCGTCGCATGCTAGGCAATCTGTCATTGCCCTAGTCGCGATGTCTCCTCTTAAAACAGACTCAGTTCTCATGTAATATAAAGTCTTGATTCCAGCATTATAGGCTTCTAGGTGAACTTGATTGATAAACTTAGGTTCAGCTTCACTAGGAAAGGCCAGGTTTAGAGAGACTGCTTGATCGATGTACTGTTGACGAACTCCAGCCTGTCTTACTAATTCTAACTGATTTATCTCCTTGAAGGTCAAGTAAACCTCCTTAAGAGGGAGATAATTGGCTTGCTCTACATCAGGAAGCTTTGACCACTTAGTTAAAGTTATAGGAAAGCTAACTTCTCCTAATTTTACTCGATAGTTATCCATAAAATCGAGTCCTTGAACTGATCCACCGTCTGCTAATATCTGATCCCAAACCTCTTTAGTATTATGACCGATCTTGTCTAGTACTTTCTCTAGCGAAGGATTTTTACGAATGAATGTACCTTTAGCTGTCTGTTCAGTGAATACGTTTGCTGCCCATGGCTCAATTCCAGCTGAAACATTTCCTGCTAATTTAGAGTTAGAAACAGTAGGAGCAATGGCTCTAAGGTGAGAGTTTCTCATTCCAGTACCAACACACCATAACGGCTCGCCGAACTCTTTAGCAAGGTCTCGACTCGCTCTCTCGCTCTCAATCTTAAGTTGTGAGAATATCTTTCGAGTCTCAAACTGAGCAGTTAGGGAATCGAATGGAATATTTTTGTTTTGTAAATAAGTGTGCCAGCCCAATACTCCCAAACCTAAAGCTCTACCCTTTTCTGCTGAACGTACTGAGTTTTCAAAACCTCTCATGTATTTAGAACGATGAATAAACTCTTCTAGGACTCCATCCAAAAACCAAGTAGCAGTATAGATCAAGTCAGTATCCTTCCACTCCTCATATTTTGCAAGGTTTAGCGAAGAAAGACAGCAAACGAATGAATGGTTCTCATCAGTATGCAAGGTGATCTCCGAACAAATATTGGTCATATACACTTTAAGACCGTTCTTTTTGTATGCTTCTGGACTTTGACGATTAACGTTTCCTTTGTACATGATGTAAGGTTCGCCAGTGGCCTTTCTTTTTCTGATCACAGCAGTCCAACGTCGACGCGCTTCCTTGTCGCCATGCTCTAGTTTTTGCATGAAATCGTCTGAGACTACTACACATTGGTGTAAGTTTAGACACTGGCGATTGATCTCTCCTTTAGGCTCCCTGATCTCTAGCCAGTCCCAAAAGTCTCCATGCTCAATGTCTATGTTTACTGACGCTGCTCCCCTACGAACATTTCCTTGATTGGTAGCCAAGACTGATGAATCATAGATCTTACAAAAAGGAACGACTCCATCAGAAGTTCCGTTTTGAGATATAGTTGAACCTGCAGGTCGAACTTGATTGATTCCAATTCCGACTCCTCCGCCGTGCTTAGCAAGGAGCATTAGCTCTAGGTTTTTGCCTCCAATGTCTGCGATAGAATCGGCAACGTCGATTCCAAAACATGAAATAGGTAAACCTCTTTCAGTTCCAGTGTTTGAAAAAACTGGAGTAGCTAAGTTTAGCCAGCCGCGCCACATATAATCAAAGAACTTAGAAGCAAGTTCAGGTCGTTTAAGTCTTTTAGCTACTGCGCTTGCCACTCTCCAATAAGAGTCCTTTGGTGTTTCACCCTCTAATAAGTAGCCTTTAGATACAGTTTTGACATAGACTTCAGTGTTTGCCCATACTGGAAAATGAACTCCGACTTCCCATCCATGTTCTGCTCCGTGATTTATTTCAGTCTCTTCCATTTTTATTGTTTATTTGATTCTTCTTCTACTCTTTCCCAAGCGTGATCCGGATTAAAGTTAATTGGTACTTTGATCTTTATGATCTCGGGAAATATTTGATTTGTGCCCACTCCCAAGCAAACTTCTATCTCTTTTTCTAATTCTTCCATTTATCTCTCTTATTTTTTTTGATAACTCTTCACTGACGATGATGTAGGGAGAATCTATGCTCTTGGCATGAGCCGACTCGCAATACTCTTCCCATAGTTGTAATACTGATTTTTCCATTAACTAAAAAGTGAGTCTTCGTCCCAATCTTCGTTTTCGCCAGCCTTTGCATAATCAGTAGGTCGGATCGCAAAGAAATCTGTGTGAGTGTGTCCTCCAGTAAGATGATAAAACCAGTCAAGTTCAGAAGCTAGATATTCGTCATAATTAAATATTGACTCATAACCTAACTCATTAAGTTTCTCATTAGCTCTCTTCTTGATGAATTCCTTAAGATCGTTGGATTTTAGGTTCTCAAGATCTCCCATCTCAAACATCTTATCGATAAATGTCAACTCCATCTCTACCATGATAGCAGCGGCCTCTTCAACTTGAGATCGAACCGCTTCTTTTAGTTCTGGATATTCTTCGCACATGTGTCTAAATAATTGACATCCCATCTTAGAGTGTAAAGACTCATCGCGAACTGACCATTTCATTTGCTGGCCTATTCCTTTTAAGAGATTACGCATTTGAAAAGAATAGAGAACAGCAAAGGATGAGTAGAGGGATACTCCTTCAGCAAATGCGGAAAATATAGCAAGAGAGCGAGCAACGTCTCTACGGGCATCTGATGATTCAGCAAGATCAGTGTATGAGTAATCGTAATTCGTCTCTAGTAAGTATTCAAATTTTTGAGCGATTGCTGGCTCATGTAAAAATGCTTTAAAATCTTCCAAACCTAGTGATTCATTCAAATATGAATAAGCGGTCGCGTGTATGGTTTCTTGAGAACCGAAGATCATGGCCATCTGCTTTATTTCATGCTTAGGAAACCACTTAGATACCATTCCAGTCCAATAGTCTGAGACTGCACACTCAGTCTGAGCAAACCCCAAAAGGATATTACCTACTAGATTCTTTTCAGCTTTACTCAAGTGCTCATTCCAGTCCTTAATGTCTCCCTGCATTGAGATCTCAGTGTGAAGCCAAAAGGCTTGAGCTTGCTTTAACCAGCCTTCAGTGTAATAGATAGGGTATTCGAATGGTTTGTATTCTACGCGTTCAGTAAAGAGTGAGTTTGCCATTTTCTTCTTGTTTTTTTAGACAGCGAGGCTATACTATCAGCATCGCTAATTGTTAGATTTTTTTATTTGTATGCTTAATCCAGATTAAATCGTTTAAGATTCTAATTTATTTATCAGGTCAAGAATTGATGAGAGCCATCCTTGTAAAATTAATTTGAAGATTCTTCAACGAACTCAAATTTTAGGCTCTTATTGATCAAATCTACCTTAGAAACCTTAACGAATGGGTATCGACTTAGGTTCTTGTCCAAGTCTCTACGCTTTAGAGACACTTCAAAGTTTTCACCGTCAATCTCAATAGAAATGGAATTCTTTTTAGAATTGACGTCGTATGGGAAACACTTATTTTGAGTCTTCTCTTTTAGGTTCTGCCAAGCTAATTTTTCAGAATTAACGTTGTCAGACTTAAGAGTAAGAACGATTCTAAACTGCGAACCTTTTGTAGTGATATCTTTAACGTAAACAGGAAGAGTGTCTCCCGTTTTCAAGGTTCTCTTAGTGATCTCATAGTCTTCAAATTCAGACTGATGTATAAGACCTGTGAAGTAACCGTCAATCTCAACAAAGACTCCAAAGTCATAAGGTTTACTGGTTAGTACACCAGTATATTCTCTATTGAACTCTAGATTCTCAATCATAGTAGGCATCGATTGAGTGACGTACTTCTTGTATGAAAGGATGAATAGGTCATTTGCTTGATCATAGTTATCTACCATGACAGTCAGTGTCTTATTCAGCATGTCATTAAAGTTATGAATGATATTGGCTGCTGCGTGTGAACCTGGAATAAAACATTCGATCTCTTTCTTGTAGAGAGCAAGGTATCCTCCTTTAATTAGCTTTGTGATTGTAACGTCAAACCACTGATCCTCATTCAAGTGATCAAATAGCTCTTGCTTATAGGATATTGAAAGGGCTTTCTTCTCTGACCCGAAGTTTTCACCAAACTTTGTAGACTTGTAAATCATCACAAAAAACTCACGGTCTTCTCCGTTTGCAAGAGCGCTCATGTCCTTTGAGAATTCTCTAAATGGAATCGCGACTGGCATGCTAGAAGAAATATCTTCTGCATAGATAGTCTTATCGTCGTATGAGATGGTTTTTGCTATTACTTTACAGACGGCTCCTTCTTGAAGGTCCTTTGAAATTCTAGAGTTTGATTTTTCATACTTGACCATTGCATCATATAGCTCTTGAGCATACGGTTCATGGCAAAATATTTTTACTCCACTCTTCTTGTCATCGTCTGTTAGTTTTACGGAAGTGTTGTATTTTCCGGTAATTTTAAATGGGTCTTGGTTTGACATTTTTTTATTTTTAAAGCTTATACACAGGTAGTTAAAATAGTTTTAGACAAAAAGGAGATAGTTTAGCTATCTCCTTTCTTATTAAACCTTGTTTATTTATCTTATTTTGAGTCGGAAGTTTCCTCGATTAGGGTACATTCAGTAGTTATCATAAGACCCGCAATTGATACTGCGTTTTCTAGAGCAGACCTAGTAACTTTTGCAGGATCAATGATTCCCTTCTCTATCATGTTGATGTATTTACCCTCACGAACATCATATCCATAAGTTGGATCCTTTTGCTCAAGTATCTTGTTCTTCACTACATCAAAGCTTATTCCAGCATTTGATAAGATCGAAGCAAGAGGTGCTTCGCAAGCTTCTAGTAAGATCTGTGCTCCGATCTCAATGTCTCTACTCGCAAAGGTAGGTAATTCAATGTTTGAACTCGCGTTAAGTAGAGCGATTCCTCCTCCAGCAAGAATACCTTCTTCGATGGCTGCTCGAGTAGCGCTTAATGCATCATCAAGTCTATCCTTTTTCTCCTTCAACTCAACGTCGCTGTATGCACCGATCTTAAGAACTGCAACACCTCCTTCAAGCTTAGCAAGTCTCTCTTTTAGTAAAAGCTTCTCTGATTCGTTTTCTTTGAATTCAAGTTGAGTCTTGATCTCACTGATTCTAGCTTCAACTTCAGTGCTCTTCTTAGCACTAATTAAAGTAGTGTTTGAGTGTTCAATGATGATTTTATCGCAACTTCCCAAGATGTCCTCCATCGCGCTAGGATTCAATTGAGTGATATCGTGACCTAAATCCTCTGAAAGAAACATTGCTCCAGAAACAGCTGCGATATCTTTTAACTGATCAGTCTTGTTTTCTCCAAATCCAGGAGAACGAACGGCTGCAACATCAAGAGAACCGTTTACTTTATTCATGATGAGAGCTTGTAAAGCGTCTCCTTCAATTGCATCTGCGATTATTAGTAAAGGTCTCTTCTTAGAAGCAGTGTAATCTAAAACATTCACCAATCCTTTTAGACCTTTAATCTTTCCAGAATAGATTAGAATAAATGGATTATCGAATTCTACTTCAAACTTATCCATGCGATTGATAAAGTATGGAGACATGTATCCGCTACCGATCTGAAGACCTTCGACTATTTCCATTGAGGTCTCATGAGTCTTGCTGTCCTCAATTGTGACTACTCCATCAAATCCAACAACGGCCATTGCATCAGCGATGATGTTACCGATCGTCACGTCTCCGTTTGCTGAGATCGTTGCAACATTTCTAATCTGCTCAACGTCCTCTACTTTGATAGCTTTCTTTTCTAAATAGTCTTTTACTAGCTCAACTGTGATGTCTAATCCTTTCTTAAGATCCATTGGGTCGTATCCTGATTCGATCAGTTTGATTCCCTTGTTAAGGATCGCTTGAGCAAGAACAGTTGCAGTAGTTGTACCGTCGCCTGCTTCTCTTGCAACGTTTGCCGCAACCTGTTTTACCATTTGTGCACCTAAATTCTCGATAGGATCCTTTAGGAAGACTTCGCTAGCGACGCTAACTCCATCCTTAGTTATTGCATAGTGACTCTGTCTTCCCAAGACGACGTTTCTTCCCTTGGGTCCTAGGGTCACCTTTACTGAGTCAGCTAACTTGTTGACTCCTCTTTTTAGGGCGTCTCTGGAATCTGATCCAAAACTGATTTCTCTGGGGTTGTTTTTGCTCATAGTGTTAAATTATTATTTTTTTGTAAAAAATCGTATAGTCGATCTCTTAGATCTACTATTTTATGCATTTCCGGTTTTTCTTTTGGTCCTATCCAAACTAAAAATCCTCCATCTGTGTCAAAATCTGCCTCTTCCTTTAGGATTAAACGATAGAGACTGAGCTGTATTGAATAACCGTTTAATGAGTTATCCCACATGTCCTCAAATGGATAGAGTAGTTTTTGCTTACGTCCTTCTGAATCTGAGTCGGTTGTAAATTTCTTGTTAGACTTCCAGTCCCCGACATAGTATCTTAAATTCATCTCAAAGAGCTCATCCATTGTTCCAGCTAATCCCCACTTTCTGGAAAAAACTCTGAACTCCTGTTTTACTGGCGTAAATTTATGGAGCTTTTCTCGATGAAGCTGCTCAAATTGATTTATTCTATGTAGAAGAATTGGATCCTCAGGATACGACGGATTTTCACCATTGTAGTAGTCTTCGATCCACTTGTGTAATCGAGTACCAAGGTTAAGAGCAGTATCAGATATCTCTTTCCACTCGTTTAAGACGTCTGCTTTAGTCGTTCCTCTTTTCTTAGCAACCATTCCAGCAATCCTTTCTGAATCGAATTTGGATTTGAATTGAGATAAAAAGCCGGTAACAGACTGAAAGAACTGCACCGGCTTTTTAGTGACTGGATTTAAGTAAGAATAAGTATGGCTCTCCTCGTCAAATACGAAATTAGGATCTAGAAAGTAATTGAGTTTGGATTCCGACATTATGCTTGTAATTCAAACTCTTCTACTACCGGTTGACCGGAAAGTTTTAAAAGAGCTTGAATTGTTGCCAGCACATCGCGTTGACAGTATTCCGTGATTCGTTGAACATTCATTTCTTCCCAAAAAACTCGACCTACTTCTTCTCCTCGAATATCGCTCTTTGGAGTATCAAGACCGATTGATGTTACGAGTAACTCAAGGGAAGCAAAGCTTTCTTGCCAAGCGCCAAAACTCCATAACTCTGAAGTATCGATGAATGGCATCTCCCAAGGTTTTAGGTTTTGAATCTGTAGCCCTTTCGGTAGAGATCGACTGTTGATTAAGAGTCTCTTACACATCATCGGCACATCAAATCGCTTGATGTTGTGTCCTACAAATTTCATTGTTGCGAAATTAGTAAAGACTTTTTCAATACCGTCAAGTATTTCAGATTCAGAAGTTGAGCTATAACTTTTGATGATGACTGACGCCTCTCCATCTTTATAACCCACTCGACCGAATGACGCACAAACGATACGTGCAAACTCGGGAGTCAAGGCAGCTTTTGTCGTGTAAAGTTCCTCGTCAGTAAGGTCCTTGTTCTCCTCAAATCTAGAGCGTAGGTATTCACAACGCTTTGACCAGAGCTCAGCCATCTTGGGTTTATGAATCGCGAGAGAATCTAGTGATTCAAATTCCGGTGCGGTTTCTAGGTCAAAAAAGACCATCTTTGATAGTTCATTAGGTGTGTACATATTATTGATTTATTTGTTCAATTGTTTTGATATCGACTGTCGGAAAACTTTTTTCACTTCCTGCACAGTCCTTCATCCATGTCATGCCATCATTTGTGTGAAAGGTTCTTACTACAAGATATTCGGTACCGTCTTTCATTAGGATCCTAGTGGCACACGTATTATTCTTTTTATAAGAAAAATAGATCACTACAAGTATCTGAATCAATATGATTGGAATGAATACAAATTTTATGATTTTTAAAGCCATGCTGATTTATTTAGTCCCACCATCTCTCGATGTGATCGCTCATTATCTTAAATAATAACTCACGAGACCTCTCTTGGTTTTCATGAGATATGTCCATTGCTATTAGTTTTTTATTCTCAATCGGATCTTCACTCCTATTGAATCGACTAATCTCTCCACTAAGAGCTCTTTTATATTGACGGGGATACTTTGCAAAAAATTCATCGTACTTTTCAGATATATGAGTGTCCTTCATCTCATACCACTTTTCAGTCTCGTCAGTTGGAATAAAATCGTATTTAATATCATGATAATCCATGTATTCGATTTCATACGTGTCTTCCAATTGGTGTTCAATGAGTCTAATGACTAGCCGCATACGCTCAGCGTCGCGTTTAGCGTCAACGTGAAAATCGCGACTACCGATGTAATCCGCTTGAAGCTCTAGCTTTTTAGCTATTATCTTGTATATGTAGGACTGATCCCAGTTACGATCTTTCCAAATTGTTGGAAACCACCTCCATAGGTTTAGTATGCCGTTTGCAAAGTCCTTGTGATAGTACTGACCATCGAACTTCCACCAAAGTCTGATACTTTTCATCATTTAGATTTTTTTATGTGAACTGAACAGTAATCATGTAGACCAAACCATTGAGGAATGGTCAAACGATCGACCTCTTCAAAATGATTCTCTAAGTAATCAAAAAACTGGTCGTCTCCGTTACATCCTCCGTAACCCTCACCGATGTATATCAAGCACTGACCTGGGAGCATTGTAAAGGCAACATCGTATGCCATTGAAGTATCGTAAGGGGGCCATGCCATAAACACATTTCGGTCTTTATACTTGTCAACCGCAAACACTGCGTCTATCTCCTCGACCTCACAAAAGAACTTTCCCTCTCTGCACCAACTATTATTTACGTTTGGAGATAAATCAGTAGGTATGATGTCGACTCCCTGTTCTATTGCAAGGCTCTCAGTGTATGCAAAACCGCTTCCTACGGAAACTAGCGGTGAGTGTTTCTTCATGAGATCGATAAGGAACTGTGTGGGAACGTGCCACGAAACTCCTACTCTAAATTTCTCTCGACTATCATACTTCTTCATGTAGTCTGATGAAAAACTAAGAAACCTTTCTCTGCCTTTTGATACTAGGCTCATTAGGTTCTTGGGTAAAAAGATTTTATCCATTTTGCTCTATTTTTTTGATTTTTATGAAGGGCTGATCCGAATAGTGCAAGGGCAGATCATCATGAACGGTCCAGCCTGGATCCTTGCCCTCTGTGATTGCCTTGGTGATTGATTCCTGGCGCCATAAGTAAAGTATCATCTTGTACATTTCGTAAGCGATTTGAGGTTCAGGTAACTCCTTGTCCTCCTCTAAAGTGTTTATTGTTCTAGCACCAATCGGATATGACGCTCCTCGATTCTTAAGTCCAAACATCTCTCTTTTAATGACCCAAAAGGCATCATCAAGTATCTGGTTGTTGTAGCAAGGACGATGTTCGTTCTTTAGCCTAAAGTCTAGAGAAAAGGGAATTCGGTCGACCTGTCCATGTAGGAACCTTGAATAGAATTCTAGTGCCTCTTGCATCACTACTAGTTGTGTCTCATTAAGCTCAATCTTGTACATTTTCATAACTTTCAAATTCGAATAAAATTGGGTTTTGTAATACTGGGTCATTAGATACTAAATCTTGACGATATTTTAAAACGGCTAGGTCCTTGGCTTTGGCTTCGACCTCAACGTCTACATCAAGACCATAGCTTGGAATAAGATCATAGACGTAATCAGCATGGGAACGGTTGATCGCTGAAGAGTCCTCATACAGTGACTTGGAACTGGAGTAGTGCTGCATGGGAGTAAAGCCGTGCCAGGTAGAAGCAGCCAAGTGAGCGGCCTCGCTGGCAGAGAGATCACCTGTACAGAACCTGTGGTGTAGGTGATCGAATGTGACTGGGCAACCCACTACACGGTAGACGCCATAGTAGAGATCCTTGACTGAGAACTGGCTCGCTTTATCGTCGTTTTCAACCACCAGCCTAGCTTGCGTGGAGGGGGCGAGTCGCTTGAAGTTTTCACAGAACCTAGACAAAGCGCTTTCCTTGTCTCCATACGATCCACCGATGTGAATGTTGATGGGAGAACGATAGTCTTGAGGTAGACCCATGAGATCCATGATCCTAGCGTGTTGGTCCAAGTCATAAATGGTCTTACTAACCACGTCAGGATTAGGAGAAGCAAGCACGTCAAACTGGCCAGGATGAAAGGATAGACGTATATTGTTTTGCATGGCTAGCGAGCCTATTCGCTTGAGGAGAGAGCATATCTCTTCGTATTTTGGTAATTCCTCAAACCTATACTCGCTCATCCAGGGAAAGATATCGCTAGACATGCGATAGACTTGGATATCATGTTCGATATTCCACTTGATGATCTCATACAGATCGGTCAAGTTAAGGATCGCAAGCTCGCTGGCTCGGGCCATGCCCTGCTCCTGCCAAGTCTTTTTGATCATGCCGCGGTTAGCGGTAATGCCTTTATCTCTAAGGCTAAGGTTGATGCAACAGTATCCTAATCTCATAGAGATATTATACTAAATTTAGGGGAATTCTTAAAATTTCGCTTTTTCCGTGTGCACGAGTATACTAGAGTACTATCTAGTAAGATTAAAGTAAGATTAAAGTAATACTACTAGTAACCCACCCGCCATCCCATTGTACTAGGGAAAATAGCAAAGGTTTTCAAAGATAAATAATATTTTTGAAATCAAGAACTTTTTTAAAGCTGCATAGTATAACTAGAGCATCTAAAAAATATCAGTTATGAATGACGATAGTCAGCATAGACTTTTCTATTCTTTATCCTGGAATCTGTGTCTGTAAGGACCTAAAAGAGTTTAAGTGGTTTTCTGTAGTAAACACTAAGCTAAAGAAAGCCGATCAAGCTAACTTGGACTACCTTACTCAAAAGTATCCAGCCATAAAGATCCTAAAGACTAGCACTATCCGAAAGACTCATCCAGAGTATCACATCACCGAAAGGACGAAACTGATAAACTACCAAGAACTCATCAATTTAATTATCTCTGAACTCTTATCTGAAGTAGGCGACGATGAAGTAATCGTTGCTCTAGAAGGCATCTCATTTGGATCTAAAGGAAACTCACTGGTCGATATTTCACAATCAACAGGAATCTTAAAGCACGAACTCTTAACAAAGGTACTAAAAGGTCAAGCCGACCGACTCTTTATCTTTAGCCCTAGCGAGCTAAAGAACGCGATAGGCTGCAAGGGAAACGCTAACAAAAAGGACATCTTTGAACGTTTTAAAGAGGATCCTGGCATGGAAGCAGTAAAGAACTCTGATCTTTTTCAAGCCGTTAACCAAGAGAAATGGATAGTCGATGGGGAACGAATAGTCTCCCCAATCATTGACATGGTGGACTCTTATCTAGGAATAGCGAAGGTCTACCAGCTTTCAAAATAATCTTGGATAAATGGCAAGAAAAAGAAGAGGGGACACCCACTATATCAATAATAAGGAATTCACAGCTGACATCATTAAATGTAAAAATAACGGAGAGCTCTCGGAGTTCTCAGTAAACTGTTTTATCTCACTCGCAAACCGAGCAGTAGATCGACTATACTTTAAGGACTATCGAGACAAGGAAGACTGCGTACAGTCTGCCATATTAGACTGCCTAAAATATTGGAAGAGCTTTGACGAGAGCAAAATGGCGACACCAAACGCCTTTGCTTATTTTACTCAGATCTGTAAAAACGGTTACGCAAAACAGTGGAAGAGCATACACCGTAAAACTGGCTTAGACTCTGACGAGAGCCTAGATTTCATCTCTATCAATTCTAATGGAGAAAGTTCAGTTTACAGCATCTAGCTCTAAATCTTAATAAATAACATAAAGGCAAGAAAAAGCGAATGAATGTTCAAAATCTCAACTTCTTTGATAAGTTCGGAAAGAACCTGAACCTAGAGTACGATGCTATTAACGAAGTCTGGAAAGGGGCTATCTACTTTGAACCAATTTCAGCATACCTATTTGAGAATGAGAACCTCTTTATTCTTGAGAAAGTTGGTAATGCTTATAAGTTTCCGACTCTAGTTCAAAACGAGTCACTGATATTTTCATGGAAGGATTCTAAAAACTCAGATGAGTTCTTTCTCTATGATGTGATTAGGGATTTAGAACTACAGGAAAACTTTATCAATAAGATAGAGACCAAGACATTCGCTCACTCAGACTACTCAAATCTCTCTTCTCCGCTAGACTTAAGGTTTCCTTTACAGGCAAACATCGCATTTAATCCCTACACTGAAGCTAGGTACGAAAGGACCTTGCTTGTACATAGAAAGATAGGAGCGGTGACTGAACTCATAGTTGAGATATCCTTCTATGGTGAAGGCGAGGAGGAAGAAGATCGATTTAAGGTATGGTGTCAGAACTTTGGAATCAAGTTCCTACGCGAGGACGCAAACGTGCTTAAGGACTACGACATCAAGGAGGCATATCCAGACCTTGAGGCGTTGAATGCCGCAAGAAAGAACCTATTAGTAAACAAGGAAGAAGTTTTTCCATACATCGGTACTTACAGGGGACTCGCAAATATCGTGAATCTTCTTGGATACAAAGACGTTCTTCGAGTAAAGGAATATTGGATAAATTCAAATCCCAGGTCTCCATACTTTAATACTCTTACTATGGTGGATCTCACCGATTACTTAGATGACGGCAAGATCGACACTCTAGATCTAGTCGATGCAAATAGAGGATTAAAGGAAGGGAGTCAGTTTAAAAAGACAGAGTTCTTAGCATTAGTTTATGAGTTTACTCAAATGACTGACGAGTTTGACGATGATGGGATTCCTCTCGTACAGGAGACCACTGACTTTAGTGTTAATGAGATCTTCTATAAGTTGGATCTGCTTCGCAAGAAACTAAAGAATGAATTCATTCCAATCAACGTAAAGATCAGGGACATCATAGGGGAGTTCATCTACTTTCAAAAACTAACGATCAATTATTGGAGCGATTCTACTAAGATCAGAGATTACGATATCAATGAGCCTGCCAAGGTGACACTATATCCTGGGAACGATACTAACCTTGTTTTAAGATCACTAGATCCTCTGTACAGAACGGCCGAGCCTAATGGAATAGACTTTGGAGTGGTTCAACTCAATGAGTCAAGCAAAAATCCATTTGAATCCTTTCAATTTTACACTAGGGAAGAGATACCAGGAATAGTTGACTATATAGAAAAATATTATGTTGAGATTCGTGACCAAAGAATTCCAGATCTTAACGCTAGGTTAAGTTGGGAGTTTGGTGACGATCCTCAAAGGGTGATAGGTGCCCCAGTGGTTCTTACCGCAGATGTTGGTCGATTCACAATAGCCGATCTTCGAGGAGTAAGAATAGACGATCTAGATGCAATCGCTCCTGGACTGGATCCATATTGGACCCTAGAGAACATAGATTTTAAGAACTATTATGAGATAAACTGGAGAATAGTAAAAGCCTCTCCAAATCCCTATAACTTTGAGTATAGGGGTAAGCTTGTTGACCTGCATATATTACCTCATTTTTTACCCTATGCTGGAGAGTATAGAGTCATCATTGAGCTCTTTGACTTTTGCGGCAACGTGAGCACATTCTCAAAGTTTGTGACTGTTTCCGACCAGATGAAACCTGAAATCATCGCGTTTTCTAGACTTGAGGACAAGTTTGAGTACAGTGTACAAAACCTAAGTAACGTTAGATTACAGGATTTTGGAGCATCGCCGATTTACTATCCAAAGGTCAATGTTCTCAATAATGAGGACTCTGCAGTGGAGATCAACGTTTACAAGAACCTATTAGAGTGGATCTCATTCTACAAGAATAGCTATGGATTGGGACAAAACCTTTATCTGGCAGAGCTATATAATTCAGACACAGGTCAATTCGTTCCATACCTAGATCCAGCACAATCCCATCCAGAAAAGCTTTCTTGGGGATTAGGTGAAAACGACATACCCATAACACTAAAGGATTTTAGAGACGTTAGAGTCGGTGACATGTATTGGATGCGACTTACTGATCTAGTTTATGTTGATGATTTTAACGCAGGATTTTACATCAAAGTTCCACCTCCAGGAAGCATAATAAAGATCTCTCTTTATTCAGATTACGTTGTTCCAAACTATTCAACCGTTGATGAGCTAATCACGATACTCAATGAGAGCAATCATCCAGCCATCAGATTATTCAATTATGAGATCATAAACGGTCGCATTCATGCACAGGCAGAATACTTAAGCCGTATCATGTATCACATGCTCTATTCTCCAGGACAGTTTAGCCCAAGCCCAGGATTTAGCCCAAGCCCAGGAGGCGGAGGTAATGGAGCTGGTGGAAAAAACGATGAGTACACCTTTTTCCTACCTAAAAAGGTATTCTCAGCGTCGTTAATAAGCTTTTTACAATCCATCTCACCAGTCTTTGATGTGGAAACCCTATTCCTATTTGCTAAAACTAGCGACGTGATCAATGGAGCAGTACAGGATCCAGTCTTTTGGAGGGACGAGAAATATTGGAAATATGTAAACGATGAGCAGATAGGATACTTGCCTACCACAATAGACCAAAATGTCTTTAACATAACCGACATAAAACTTTTTAACGGCACCTTTGCTGCTCCTAAGAATGCCATATGCTTCTTTGTTGTGAATAACTTAGACGGAAAATCCGATTTCGTATGGACCTTAAAAAATGACATCACAGGCGAAGAAGTAATAAAAGTAAGATCAGTTCCATTCTTTGTTTGGAAGTTCAAAGACTTAGGTAATTTTACATTAAGCGTTGAAGTGTACGACAATCGTAAAACAAAATACGAGACTGTAGTACAAAACTTTATTAGAGTCTTGAATAAGACTAGTTACGTGAATGAGATAGAAACAAGATTAAACGAAAGGAAAGTTCAATTATTAAAGAACAAGCCTTACTAATAATAAATAACTAAAAATAATTAATTGAAATGGCATTTACACCAGTTTCTTTACCGATCCAAGAGATCTTGCTTACTAATTTTGTGACGGACATCGCAACCATCAGTAACGCAAATGACCTACTTCTACAGGCTAAATTAGAGGATCTTATCAATAACTTGGAGATAGACGTGAATTCTCTCTCAATAGGAACTGATAACGCGATAAATTTTATCAAGACGCAATCAGTCATTCTACAGGATCAGGGAATCATCTATCAGACCGGTACTCCAAACCAAATTATCGCAAAATTGGAAAAAAACGGTCTAAACGAATCTATCTTTACTGTTGACTTGCTTAATGTTAATGCGATAACTAGCTTAAATGAGTTGAACGTTAACGACATGATAGTGACAGACGCTTCATCATTTAACGGCCCATCTGAGTTTAATTCAACTGTGAACTTTAAGTCAAGCGTGATTGAATCAAAAGAATCTGTTGTATTGGACCTTGCTGCAAATGGTTCCGAAGCTAAAGCGACAATCACATTAACTAATACTTCTAGACAGAACATATTTGTTAAGTTGAAAGCGGTGACTTCACCGAACATACCTCCAGTATACGATGGAGTTGGTAACATCATTGGAACAATCACTAATATCGCGCTCTATATTGATTTCGATGCGACTAACCCACCAGCACCAAATGCTAGGTATACTATTCACATCGTCGATGTTGTTGAGGACGTTAACCTCACATCAATCCTTACCGCAGTAAACGGTGCATCCTTACCGGTTTACATAAAGGCTGGAACGAATCAAAATACTAGCTCTCCAATCATCTTACATGATGGAAGCTTCTCATTGGGAGTAAATCCTGCAAGTACAGTGATTCCTAATACCACTTTATCTGCGTATGGAAGTAATGCTTCACTGCTTTATATCCTAGATGAATTAACAAACGATCGTCTCTTGATCACCGGCGCGGTAGGAATGGAGCAATTCTAATAAAAATAAAAAAAAGTAAATGGCAGTAACTCCTTTAATAAAGCCAGTTCAGAATAAAAAGGGAATATTTTACAACTTTCAAAGCGCGCTTGAGGATATTAATATCACCTTAAGTAACAGTGAGGGTGCTGTACGTTTTTCCAAGTTTGCCCTATTAAGAATACCTGAGATCGGCGAACCAAATTCTCTAGCGACTGACAACAAGATACAGTTTGCTGCCCCAGGAGAAACTCCACTGATTGAGGGATTAAATCCCGATAATAACGTTAACTTAGCTGAGAGTTTTCAAAACTATGCCCTTAACCTTGAGGCATTATTATTAAGTAGGCCACAATACAAAAGAAACGAGAGACTGACTGTTTCTGAAAGAGTCTTTTGGAAGTGGTTAAAAGAATTAGGAGCAGTTCGCTTTCAAGATGCAAATACCTTAGAAAAGAACATAAATGTTCTTGGAACAGAGAAGAGATTCGTTGAAAAACCTGAGACGACTTCTACCTATAACCGTGTAGTAAAATACATCGGGGACATTGACGTTGTTAACTCACTAGCATCGGCTGCCAACTCTTACACTGAGGTCTATATTCACGTGCCAACGAATGTTGGTACAACGCCTCACGTCCTGTTTAAATCAGTTAGTGATTTCAATTACTTTCCAAACATGACGATTGCTAATTCTCCAATTGATCCTCTAAACATTGAGTATCTCTCTGGAAGAAGATACAATGAGACTCACCCATTTGGGCTTTCAATAAAGGCCTTTTACGATCTTGACGATCAGAGCGTGTTTACTCAAATTAAAAATTCATATACTGGTGCATACGCTCCAGGTAATTGGTTCAATAAGACGATCAATAACGCCTACTACACAGATAATTACAATAACACTGGTGTATACGATGTTGCGACTGATCAATACGTTCTAAAACAGTTAGGAATAACATCCGTCGAATATCCTAGAACCACATTAGACGGAATATCTCTAGACTTTGATTTAGCTAATTACAAACTAGCCAGTGAAAATCCTGAGATAAAAGTATTTTCACAATTCAATGATTACGTAGCAAATCGTGACTTTGAATTCAATGCGATCTTAGTGTACTATGATGTATACGATCCAAATAACGTAGATGCTTCAGGGGTTCCAATAGACATACGAACCAACCTATATGGTGTACTATTCTTAGATAGAATACAACAGTCTGGATTAGAATTTGAGATTCCGCCTATTTCTAAGTACAAACCGGACCCTCTAAATAAGACAAACGGTAATGCCTTTTCATTTAAGTTAAATCTCAAGCTTGACACGTCGGCTGAGGATACTAAGATAGAGAAGTCAATAAACGATTACTCTACCTTTTCTCTAGAGCTATTCACTGATGTTTTGACTGAGTTTAAACAGTTACAGACTAGATTTAACGACAAGCTCTTAGAGATAGAGTCATTACAACAGGAGGTCAATAATCTTAAAGATCTCATGCTCAATGATACTAATTCAGCTGAACTTTCAGCTAGGATAACTGATTTGGAGACTTCATTAATCGAAAATCAAGCGATATTTGATAACACTGGTGTGATCATGAACATGATAGACAATACTAATACTAAGCTTGATTCTATCTTAAATGGAGACACTAATGTTACTGTGTCATATGATCTAGATGCAATTCGACCAGGATTGGGCATATCAGTCGACCGTCGAACTCCAAATATTGCTAGAATAATCAATTCGACACAATACTATAACATATCTGATACCTCATTGAGAAACGTGTTCACAAACAATGTTCTTGAGTTATCTACTTTCACGAACTATTATGTTCATCAGAACTCAGGAACGCCGATAGTTCTTTCAAGAGATCTTCAGATATTCATAGACGATACTAAGTTTGAATGGAGAAAAGGTCAGATATTAAGACTAGTCTTTGAAGATCAATTAGAACCTAGCGTCTATGACGTTAAGATATACACAGATGCTCTAAATAGGAGCAATAACGGAGAATATGGTGTCCTAATATCAGTCCTTACTGATCTTGATTTCACCCCTTCTCAAAATGCCCCTATTTTTGACATAATCTGTTTGGACAGCACACTATTCACCTTTAGAGTGGACAAAATAAGATAAGAAGATAAATGGATACTAAACATACTCTATCTGACGTTTTACAGAGACTTGTTGTTGACATCGACAACATGAACTCATTCTTGTATAGCTTACAGAACATCCTTGAGTCACAATCAGAAAACGTAACGGTCTCTCAAACTAAGTCAGACGGCAGTGCTGTGAATATAACTGTTCCATCATTTGGCTACCTAAAAGGAAAGATCGAAGACATTAACTCTAAGTTTGATGTCTTAATCTCAGCAAACAGTGATGTGATCGGTATCAAGTCTTCAAACGGAGACGTTCGTAAGTTTGAATTAAAAAAGACTTCACAGCTGATACAAGACCTAGAGCAGGTTCAAAATTCAACGTTCACCGTTCCTAACTCATTTAAAGTAAAGAACAACTGGTTCTTTGAATCTTTCCTGAATCCTCTTCTCTATGTGAATGTAGATATCACTTCAATCTTAACTGATGATATCGATCAATTCGTAGTCAAAAGAATCATAATCAACGCAGCAAATGATGATGATGCAGCTGCTTTCTTTGATACTAATTACAAAGGAAGTAACAACATCAATGTCGATGCGTTAAAGCTAGATTTAGATGAAAATGCAATCGATTATTTTGAGGATGATACTGTTGTTGACCTAGCGGTAGCAGTCAATAGATATCAAGGATCATTCGATGTGATAAAGATACTTGAGGAAGAGGGAAATCAGACTCTTACTAGTGGACAGACTGTTTCTACAGTAAGAAGAAGATATAAGCTTAGTACTCTAAACTATACTGATATCGTCGCTGGAGTACAAAACACAAAGTTTCTATCAATTGGTGATGTACTAATCACCACTGGTGATTCTGAATATAGAGTCGCATCAATCAGCACTACTGATACTGAAGTCGTTCTTGAAAAGATCTTTGGAACAGACGCGATCACGATAGGTGCAAGCATTTTACGAGTAAAACCTTCTCCATATAGGGTTCCTGAGCTTCCAGTAAACGTTGGATTCAACGAACGTGAGGTGATATTTGTAAAGCCAGTAAGTAAAGCAAAGAACTTAACGATTGATGGCTTTTCAAAAGGTTTTGGAGTATACACAAACGAGCTTACAATTCCGTTAGTAGACAATAGCTCATCTACTTTAGAGGACTATTACAATAATTTTGTTTCTGACTTTGGACTGATTCTATTGAACTTAGCTAAGGAAAAAACTGTTCCTACGATCATTGGTGAGATTCCTTCTTCTCCAAACTTATTTGAGAGTAATTTCTCAGTAATACAGGTAGATGCTCACATTCAAGATGATAAAAACGTCACAGAGTTAAATAACAACATAAAAGAAAAAGCGGCTTTACAGCAAGAAGTTGATGAATTAAATAAGAAAATTGATTCAATTAAATCAACCATCACAACAGTTGCTAAAACTGACAAGGAAGCCAAGCGTTTACAAAAACAGTTAACTCAGTCACTAAATTCTAGGAATGAAAAAGTCACCGCTCTTTCTACACTAGTTAATAATATTAGTTTACAACTTTCAACGACTCCTCAATTTATCGTAAAGAAAAAATATAGAGTTCGAGGATTTTGGCAGATTCCAGACGCAAAGGTCACAAAGTATGGACCTCAACAAGTCGTTCAATTCAAGTATAGATATCGTTACTTAAGTCTAAGCGGCACTCAACCTAATGCTACTCAGCAGCCATTCATTGATAGCGATGGAGCTACCAAGACTGCTACTTTTTCTCCATGGACAGAGGAACTTACTAGACCTCGAGTAAAAGAGTTGGATCCTGAAACAGGTTTATATGTTTGGGTAGATGAGATCTTAAATGACGCAGACGCAGTAAACACAAATCAGTTAAGCATACCTATTCGTAAAGGAGAGATAGTTGAGATCCAAGTAAAGTCTCTTTCTGAGGCAGGATGGCCGACTAATCCAGTGGAATCAGTATGGTCAAATTCAGTTCAAATACAGTTTCCAGCTTCAATTCAATCTGAAGAAGAGGCTACGTTAGTCTCACAAAAAGCTTTTGCTGAAAAGGTTAGGATAGACTTTGAAAATAATTTGAATTCTAAGGGTCTTGATATTCATACTGCAAATCAATTTACTCAGGGAGATAAGTTTTATTCTCACATTGCAGAAGACATATCAAGCGGCTTTTTCACAAGTGAAGGAAATGTCGTTGATCTATATCAAAAGCTAAAGTCTCTACAGGCAACGCTGGATGGAATTCAACAGTCTATCACTACTGATCGTGGAGCAATAAAGGTTCGGGTGATAGATTCTGAAGGAAACTCCTTAGACGTTTCTAATGGAGATACAATATCTCTATTTGGAGGATTCTATAAAGACTTAATTAAGGACACGACCGGTGGGACTGTGATTTACAATGAGGGAGATATAATTACTAAACAGTACGCAGTTTCAATACAAAACACTTCTGCTACTAACTTAGAACTAGTTTCTCTTCTCTTTGGAGGAATAGGCCAACTTTCGACTACGTCTAACCCAAGCGGTAACCCAGACAATGACTATCATGTCAATAGAAGATACGATATCGTTCCTATCGGAGTAAACTCAAATCCGACTCCTCAACTAGGAAACTTTAAGCAGAGAGCAGGCGCTCAATCAGGTCAGGTAATGAGTCAGTTTATTCATTCAAGAGTAAGAGACTATGGACTTTCTGAAGAAGTATATTCTCCAGGCGATCCTTCGACTGGTTTTGGTACTTATTTTACAGCTGCCTATACTTATCAGGGACAAACAGTTAACACTACTAACTTTGTGCCGGTTAACTGGGGACACTACCTTCCATTCAATCCACAATATTCTGGTGTAACAGGAACATCTACTGACTCTAGAATTTGGAATGGAACGACTAGTGCGATTCCGGTCACAGCAAACGGCGGTGGATATCTTACTGAGTTTTGCGTAAGTAAAGATCATCCTGAGATTCCAACATTGTGTGGACCCTCTTTTGCGATAGGTAATATTGCAGAAGTGTTTAGACCTGATTTTGGATCGAGTTTAGCAATTCCATTAACCGCTAACCAGGAATACTTACCTTTTTCTCATGCACTACACTTTGAGACCTCTACTTCAGAGAATACAAATGCCTTTGGTGTAGAATATTACAAGCAAGCAAGTAGAACAACACCAGTCATTCCTACAAATAACGTAACAGATAAAGACGATTCTCATTATCCAATCAAACTAGGATTTAAAAACAATGATAAGTACTTGGTAGGAAAGTATACATGTGGAGCATATCTTTACATGTATCCTACAAACTATGAATCAGTATCAGTTGAGGGTAATTTTCCAGCAAGATCAAGTAAAATCATCAAGTTTGGCGAAGAAAACTCAATAAACATTCCTGTGCTCTTTCAGTTTAGAGCGTCGGACAAGTTAGGATATGTTGGTGGATATAGAACCACATCTACTTTAACTAATATAAAATATTCTAAGAAGATTGGAATCGACATCATCATTAAAGATGAGTCTCCTTTTTCCTTTGACCTTAAGGTGGATGCTCAATACATCAAAGAGACATCATTAGACTCGCCATTAGTTCAAAGTAGAGGAGTTCGATCTAGCTTCTAATAAAAATTTACATGATTCATGAGAGATCGCAATTTACTCTATACTAAGCTTTTAACTGATGACTCTAGCTTTGGATTAGTTAGGACTAATCCAAAATTAACAGGAAACATAAAGATAGCGATAGACGAGGCTGGTGAATTATGGTTAGAATCAATAAAAGCAAATCAAGAGCTATCAAAGGATTCATATTCAAAGTTTCCTATTGATTCTAACATCTCTCACCCATTAAACATCTTTCGTTTCTTCAAGGGAGGAACTACGCCTAACGAAATAATCTTTGATCTTTCTGAAAACGTAGACACGACAAAAACTTCAAAGAATTTCAAGGACCAATTTGATTTTTCTCACTATTTTAGTGGAGCAAAATATCTTGCATCTAAGAAATATACTGAGAGGCTTTCATATCTAGCTCCCTTATATCTTAGGGATAAGATACCTAATTTTTTCGTGATCTTAAAGATAAACGATCCTGCGAACTTTCCTCTTGATGATATCCGTCAGAATTATGAATCAGGTCAGAGCAATGGAGAATACATGCTGGACCTATTCAAGAAGTCAACGATAATTAAAACCTTTGATTTACGTCCTGAAACTAAGGCTGGGAAATATATTAGAGATTACGTAACTGACATCAATTTTCCTACAAGCCCGCTCAGTGTGGCATTTGGTCAAGACGATTTTACTACGTGGAACGGAATAATAATAAACGAGGGATCATTTGGATCTAAGGGAGAATTACTCTATGATTTTTATAGGACATCATCTCCTCTAAAATTCTTTGAAGAAAACATAACGAATGGCTATTCTAGGACCGGCGTGATCTTTCCGAACATCCTAAACCTTGAATTCGTCTTTAATGATGATTCTTCTGAAAAATATGATTTCAATAGATACGTAGGATTTTACGTCAATACCATTGAGCTATCAAAGCTGGACATTGACTTAAAGAGAGGTTACGATACTCGTCTTACTTGGGAAAATACTCCTAGGCTTCGTAAGACTTATCTTGAGACAGATGAGGTATCTGTCTATCAAGAAAACCCAGACGGTGTAATAATTCCATATAAGAACTTGGAACTTAAGATCTCAGAATTCAATGATTTATTCTCTGATCTTGATTCAATGTACTTGACCTATATTAATGATAAGGACGGTAAGCTTTATCTACCTAAATTAACAGATCCGTACACTCCAGACTATTCCTCGCCTAGATTAACTGAGCTTATTAGATCAGGTAACCTGGTTACTGCCTCTCTAACCTCTCACGGGTATGAGACTGACGATCTAATAACTATTGTTAGTCCAGACTCGGGCTATTCAGGTGAATTCCTGGTTGTTAAGTTGAATGATGATCAGTTTTCATATATTAGTTCATTCAACATAGTGGACCCGTTGACTTCTACTAGCACATCAGTCAAAGAATTGAATACTGGGCAATTTAGATTCTCTAATAAAAAAATAGACCTTGGCCTCTTTTTTGGACAAAGCAGGATTCTTTTCTTACAGGACCAAGGAGAGTCAACAAAGGTTCCTGGCTATTCTCACATTGGGATCAAGATAAATTCAACTCTCACAAATTATGATGAGTTTAGGATATACCACCCAAACGGAACTAGAGTAGACTCAAACGGTAAACATGATTTGATCACCATAGCTAACAACT